ATGGCTCAACACATTAAATTTACTAAATCGGTAATAGACTCTATTCCTTTGTCTGAAGAGAAACAAATCTTTTACAGAGATACAGTAACTATAGGATTTGGCTTATGTGTGGGCAAAACTAAAAGCTATTTTGCTGAAAAGAAAATGCCTAATGGCAAATCAAAACGTAAAGTCATTGGTAAACATGGTGTTTATACATTAGAACAAGCCAGAACTGAAGCTAAACGCTTGCTAATCATGATGGATGAAGGTGTAGATCCAGTTAAGCAAAAGCGTGAAATACGAGCCTCAGCAATTCAAAATGATGCCTTACAAAAGCTAGTACCTACCCTTTCTGAAGCTTACCAATACTATAAATTGCGAAAAAAGCTGGCGGAAACATCTTTAATTGCCTATGACGGATGCATAGAGAACTACTTTAGTGATTGGAAAAATTTAAAACTTGATCAAATCACTAGTGCAATGATTATTGATCGTCATCTGAAGCTTTCGAAAGCAAGCCCTTCCCGAGCTAATCTAGCTTCAAAATTTTTACATGCTCTCTTTAACCATACAATTAGCAGATATAAAGATGAGTCTGGGAACAAAATTCTAAATATTAAAAACCCGGTTATTATTGTTAAAGAAGAAAAGGCTTTCAATAAAATTAAACGCAGAAAAGGCCATGTTCGTGCAGATCAGCGCGAAGCATGGGCATTAGCTGTGGCCACAACTTACTGGATGGGTGAACAAAATAACGATTTTAGAGCGTACACAAACCAAGACTTTTTATTTTTACTTGCTTTAACTGGTTTTAGACGCAGTGAAGCTGAATCTGTCGAATGGAAAAACGTGGATCTTCAGTTCGGTACCATCAAAATCGTTAATACTAAAAACCATGAAGATTTATTATTACCTATGGGGGATACCCTTTGGCACATTATGCGTGAAAGAAAAAAACGTGCCGGTGATAATAAATATGTTTTTACCGATAGAAATGGTATTTCTCATATTTCAGATCGCCGAGCAGCACGAGAAAAAGTAACTGAGAATTCAGGTATAGAATTTACATTCCATGATTTACGCCGAACCTTTGGCACTATTGCGAACAGTTTAGCAATTGGAAGCTATACGATTAAACGTTTAATCAACCACACAACAGAAGATGATGATAACGATGTGACTGATGGATATATTCAAGTTTCTTTCGATGATTTAAAGAAAGCTATGAATATGATTGAAGACGTTGTGTTAACTGATATTTCAAAAGCTTTGATTAAAAACAGAATCTATTTTGATCAAAAATCAATAAGGAATATTCAAGAAAAGTGGATTGAGCATAACAATATTATTATAAGCAAATATTATGAATAGTTGGGCTGGTTAATGTCATCCTAAATATGAAAAAAATTACTGAAAAACTGAGAGTTTGCAAATGAAAGATTGGGTTTACTTCTACATTGAGCATACTATTAAATATGGTAAGCCGTATCTACAAAGAAGGAATTAAATATAAGAAGTGCGGCGTAGTGCTGACATGTTTAGAACCAAAGTCTGGCCATACTTATGACCTATTAACTGACTTTAAACAAATAGAGAAAAAGGAATGTTTATGCAGGCTATGGATGGTATCCATAGTAAGTTTGGAAAGAAAAAGATTGGTGTTGGTCCCTGCTTTATCCCTAATCGAAACTGGAGCATGAGCCGAGACAAATTAAGTAAAAATCCCTTTCTTTGGGATCAGCTACCAATCGTTAAGTAATTTGGCTCTACGGAATAAGTGGTGGAAAGCTTAATTACTTTCCACTGGTAAATATTCATCATCTGAGTTGAAAGCATATTCAGACTCTCGATGCATATCTTCTATTGCCTTGTGAAAACAAGAGGTGCAATATCCATCTATTCCGTAGACACCATCAAATTCTAAATCCATAAATAAGTAGCTTGAGCATTCTTTACATGTTCCTTCAGATTCAAGAATTTCTATAATTTCTTCTTCAGAGAGAACATCCTCATATTGAGGCTGTTCATCATAGAAATACCGTAGAACTTCTTTATGATTATCTTTGAAAAGTAATTTAGCTCTCAGCATATCAAAACTATAGCCACGACCATGACGATTGATCACCTTTGCAATACCATTCATTGCTTCGGTATAACCATTGGTAAGTCGCTTGTCGAAGTAAGCGAGTATTTCTTCTCGCCAGTTCTTGATAGCAGTTAATAATGGCTTGAAATCTTTCTGTGATTTCTTCATCTCAGGTGGAACAATATCAATCCATTCATCAAGTAATTGTTCTGCATCATTGCGATCTTCTTGGTCATAGATACAGTAAAACAATTCTTTAAGATTGTGGGCTATTGCAACTTGTGGTTCATTTGCAAGCCACATATCGACATTGTATTTACCTTGCTCATCAAGGTCTTTATAGCGCATACGAAGCAGTGATTTGCGACGCATCCAGTCCCTACCAACAGCTTTAGTCTTATCTTTAGCCAATTGGATACGAACACCATCCATTGCCTGATTTGCCATCCTAACCACATGAAACTTATCAACTACAATGGGAGTATCGGGGAATACAACACGGATAGCATCCTTATATGGCTTCCACATATCCATAACAAAGCCTTCGATTGGAGCATCTCTGTTGGCTTGTAGCCAATTTGAGACAGCAGACTTATCACGGGTTTCAAACATATCAATGTATCGACGCTGCTCAACATTGGTAACAACGAAGCGAAGTTTTCCATCGATAGTCGTTTCATCTATACCAATCCAACCTTCTAGATCGGGCTTATATGCTTTGTTTAAGCATTCGATGTAATTATTGGCAATTGTGCGAATGGTTTTATCGTCACAGCCTATGTAGTGTCCGACATTAACGAATGTGTCACGTAAACAGTAATCTTGAATATGCTCAACACAGCGCCATGTCATGCGCATTTCTGGATGCATTGCATTGGTAGGTTGAGTAAAGGTGAAACGACAATCACGACATCTAAAACGCCTTAAAATGGCGTGGATGACAACTGGTTTACCTCGAACTGGGGCATCACGGTATGCAACTGTTTTAGTTCCATGCTTATAGATTGAGCTATTACATTTTGGGCAAGCATCAGGATACCGTGTGTATTCAGCCTCAATAATCAGTTCATCACCATGCTTGGCATCTAATACTGTCCAGTTTGAAAGATCTAGGATGTCGGTCATGAATAGAGCTATCCTTCGTCAGAAAGCCAAAAGACATCTTCAAACTTCTCACATACACCCGCATTTTTAAGTTCGGTGTATATAGATAACGCTGTATCAACTTTGACAGAATGTCCCTGCTCAGCTCTTGTCACATAGTTTGATAGAACTCTGCTACCGCTAACAAAACCACACCGCTTTGATAGCTCATAAACCGTTAAGCCTGCCTTTTCACGTAAACAGGCAACATTATTCTTTACTTCCATTGCTGCACCACAAGTTGAATTTTAGAACATTGTAGCACAATAAAAGATAATTACTATTTTTTGTGATAGCACAATAAAAAGAATTGACACAACAAAAGATATTAAATAAGATGACTCCATCAAGGCAAAAAGCCCTGAAAAAGAAAACCCCTTGCAGACGTCGAAATCAGGCAAGGGGCTTGTGTCTAAACCAAAGGAGATAAAGACATGACAAGTTTAACACAATTCACTTTCCACAATGAATACAACGTCCGCATCATTGATCTAAATGGTGAGCTTTGGTTTGTAGCTTCCGATGTTGCAAGCGCATTAGATTACCGTATGGCAAGTGACATGACTCGCTTTTTAGATGACGATGAAAAGGGTACGCACAATCTGCGTACCCCCTCTGGAAGTCAGGATTTAACGATTATCAATGAATCTGGACTTTACTCAGCAATCCTTAAAAGCCGTAAGCCAGAAGCGAAGAAATTCAAGAAATGGGTGACTTCTGAGGTTCTTCCATCAATCCGTAAAACAGGTAAATACGAAGCACCTAAGCCTATTACCCCACGCAACTACATCAACAATAATGACATGTTAAACATTAAGCGTTTAATTTGGTGCTGTGCAGGTCATTTAGATCAGAAGCAATCTGTCAGTAGTGCTATTTGGTATTCACTTCGTAATGTGACTGGTGTGCCGAGTCCTGCGAAATTTGAAGTTGAGCACTTACCAGTACTGGCACAAGAGTTTAATCGTATTCTTAGTATCATTGAGCCGTATCTAAAAGCTCGTTACGCATGTGAGGAAGCGTTAATTAAACGTCTACTTCGAGACCGTGAAGATGCTCAATCATTATTGACCAAATTGCTTGATGAAATGAAAGAATCTACATCGGAATTCAATACAGCTTTACAGAAACAATTACCAATGGTTTTTCAGGGTGATTGTTTAAATCTGGTTGAACGTAAACCATGTGGTATTGATCACCACGAATTTAATCGTTGGGCTTAAATTGAGTGAGAGCAAAGCTGTCTAAATGATGGCTTTGCTTTTTTAGTTTCCACCACTTATTCCGTTTTACAGGTTATCTATGAATTATTGAATTCCACCAGATAATCCGTAGAGCCAGTAATTTATGAGTGAAATTAAACCAAATTATAATTTTTCTAGTGTTGGCTGAAACTATTGATATTTATATTACAAAAGAAACAAATTGTAGTGTAGCAAAAGAAATGATCCATTGTTTACCTAAATAGTGTATAATTCTCTATTCCAAAAAGTGGAATTTAAAAAAATGATCATCACTAAACTATATGTAGACAATTGGTATAGCTTTGTTGATTGTGAACTCGACTTAACTTATTCAAGAAAAATTAATGATTCTACAATTCCATATGAGTATTTACCAAATTTTGAAAATATAAGATACAAACGAGTAGTAATTTTAACTGGAGCTAATGCAACGGGTAAGACATCTTTGGCTAAAATTTTAGTAGCTATAAGAAGTTTTATTAATAACAAAGAAGTTAACCACTTTTTTAAGGAAGGAATGCATCCAGATAAAAACGAGTTAGTTTTTCATTTTGAATTTATTGATAAAGAGCCTTCAACAGAAGCCACAGTAAAAGGGGAGAATTACTATAGTTATATTCACTTTTTAAAAGTTAAAGTATTATTAAATGAAAGCAAAGAAAGATGTCGTTTTCATTTTACATATAAGGCAGTTGAAATAAAAAAAACTGACAATATACAGAAACTAAGAAGTTTATTAGAGCAATTAGATGAAAATTTTTCTTTAAAAGGTAGAGAATCATTTTACTTAAGTAATTATGATGAGGATTATTCTAGTGTTAAGTTCAAAGATGCATTATTTATCTTTAATAATTTAGAACTTAGTATTGGATGGAATTTTCTTTACAACGACCTTTCTGATGATTCTAAGTTTAAATTTAACGAATCTCATAATAAAGACATTTTAAGTGCTGTATTAAAGACTTTTGATCCAAGTATTGTTTCTGTAAATGAAGCTTTAGAAAAGGGCGAAAGTGAAACTAATGGTTTCTTTATAAATTTTTATAATAAAGATAAAGTTTATATAAGTAATGATGGGATAGTTTCTGTGGACAAAAGACATCTACTCTCATTAGGTACTTATGAAGCTATAAAAATAGCTAGTTTAATCTCTAGTATAATCAGTACTAAAGGTTTAAATGGTTGTACATTTTTCTTGGACGAGGGCATGTCACATGTTCAGTCTGAAATTGAAAGGGCTATTATCGCTCTAATTATAGAAAAAATGAACAAATATAGTCAGTTTTTCTATACAACTCATAATTATGATATTTTAGATATGAATCTGCCTATACATAGTTATCTTTTTATAAAAAGAGATCAAGATCACAACTCAATTTTTATTAAAGCTGAAAATCACTTTAATAAAAATGATCGATCAATTATTAATTATGTAAAAAATGACGTTTTATGTACTCTGCCTGATACATATTTAATAGATAAACTAATGATGGAAGATTAATATTATGAAAAATGATATTAATCTTTATTGGGTTGAGGGAGAGTGTGAAATGGCTTTTATAAAGTCATCTCCACTGTTAGGAAGAGCTGAGAAAGTTGATTTATGTGAACTCCCTCTAAATAAATTAAAATCAAGAACGATTAGATTATCAGGCAATAAGAAAAAACTTTTCCTTCATATTGTCTTTGATACTGATGTGTTAAAAAATTGCCCTGCCAAGTTAAAAAATTTTCTTGAAAATTTAGCCTATTTAGAAAGATCTGGCTTCAAGCTGGGACTTCTACAACAAGATGTTGACTTTGAAGATGAAATAATGAAGTGCAACAATTTAGGTTTAACTCGATTTAAAGATTTATTCAACGTTAGAAATAAAACAGAATTTAAAAATAATATGTTGCGTGAACACTTAATGCATAAAAAGATTTTAGATAAAATACCCAATTTTAAACTTTGGGAAAGTGAGCTAATTTCTGCACTAAGCATACACATTGAAAAACAATCATCCTATCAAAAACAGCCAACAAAGTAAGTTAATGGCCCTCCTTAGAGGGCTTTTACACAAATGCCTACATTCACATTGCTGTTGATCGTATGAGCAGTACATCCTGAAACTAAGATGCACAGCAATATTAAGACTTTCATGACATCCAACTTTTAATTTTGGCTAGATTGGCTTTACGTTCAACTAAGCCATTTGTACCGCCATTGATACGGCGCGTAATAGTTAGCAAATCATCACGATCTGCAAGTTCATTCAATCCGTTGTTAGTCCAAAATTTGCAGGCAACCAGTAAACCAATACTTGGAATCGCGACAAGTTCGGGATGTGATTCAAAATCGATACCCAATGCACGACCATATTTTTGATAATTGGCACGACCAGTTAACTGAATAGGACCACGCCCCTTAAACTTAACACCATCACCAGCTATGATATTACCCAAGTCTTTACGGCCTTCATAAGCTGTGCCACTTGCGATTTCTTCCATATATCGGAAATTACCCGACTCATGTGTAAGCTGGGCAATGAAGTGAGCAAAGCGCAATGCATTGTAGAGAATTGCATAATCTTTGAAGTGTACGTTAGCTGCTATTGCTAGCTCTTCAGCTCGACTTTGATTTGCGCCAAGTTTCTTGAATAATGCTGTAAGAGTGTCGCGCCCGATCTTTCCATCAACTGCAACTCCAAGTGTTCTTTGTAGATTGCTAAAATTCATCTTACTTTCCTTTAGGTAATAAAAAACCGCCCGAAGGCGGCATTAGCTGTTTTCAATGTCTTTTCTGGCTTTCTTAAACTCTTTAATCACTTCAACGATCGTTTTACCTTCCTGTTTGTCAATGAAATTAAAGATCCAACGGACTAAAGCCCAACCGGGTAAACCACAAACAAAGAAGAACCCACCAAGTGCAATCATCCCCCATACATCAGTAACCCATTCATGAAGCCCCCACTTCACAATAATGAATGAGCCACCAGCAAGGCTTGAAACAACCGTACAGATCAAGCCAACTGCCCACTCTTGTGGTGAGCGTGGCATACGAGTCATTAATACAACTGCTGCAACCAAACCGACTGCTAAAGTCACCATGATTGCAATCCCATATAATTTTAAAAGTGCTGTAAAACCGCTAGTGGAAACTGGTTCCATTAATTTCTCCAGATATTTTTAGACAATAAAAAAGCACCCGAATTGGGTGCTCAAAGTTCTTATAAGGTTTAAAGGGTTTGTAAGATTTTCCCTCCATTAATCAATTGAGTTGTTAGAGGCGCCACCCCAACAATTGCAGGTCCACCCGGCCCCGGCTGACCTTCAGTTGTGCCATGGTATTGCCAATTCCATGTTCCATCATTGGTGGACTTGGTACCACGTTCGCCCCAGTTTCCGCCATCGCCTGATAATGGAGATCCATAACGGTCATTTTGGGTTCGATAACCTTTACCGGGCACTGCAGCTTCAGCATCGGTTACTTTGACAACCATAAAGTCACCATTTAAGTACCAACGCCAGTCTTGCGAGTCATTTGAAATGGGCTGTCCCGTCATGACCCGTCCAAATGGTGCACCAGCTCCACCGGGTATACCTTGGACTCCATATGTTAATTCAGTGTAAATACCGCTTGGTGTTGCGCCGCCACCAGATCCGCCTCGAGCCAGAGTTCCACCATCAATAATCAGATTTAGTTTACTGTGCCGGTTCAACAAACCGGGTGCTCCCTGATACCCATCACGGCGGGTTTTGGTAAAGTTATAATCCGGATCGGTAGACCATGCACCAAATGCCAAATGTGGCAATCCTCCATCACCACCACGTCCAACAACAGCACCTTTAATCGTCAGATTTACCACCAGATCGGGCGGGAACTCCCCTGTATCTATCGCCGGTAATTCTGAGGCAGCTGGAACGATATACTCTCGTTTTGCAGGACTAGAGTTATAGTCGAATTTATAGACAAATCTGGTTTCCGGTCGATAAGAACTTGAACTTGAAACCAGTGCACCTGCTTCAACTACAAAACTGATTTCGCCAGTCGTTGGTAAATCACCTCTTTGCATCTGATACAAACGCACCAGATTTATATCCAGCTGGTCATATCGAATGTAAATCGGTGAATCATCTACTGGCACATCAATAAAGTCCTTGTCATTGAGGTAATAACGTTCATCGTAATTAATTGCCGTAATGGTATTAGAGAACTGGTCAGCAGGTTCTCTTTTTGCAACCAGATAAGGCAATGAGCCTTTAGTATCGTCATTAACTACGGTGTAGATAGTATTCACAAAGTCATCGGGACTAAGCTTTAAGGCCCCGTTCGGTAAACGCCCTAAAACTACTTTGTTCTTGGCTGAACCCGGCGTAACGGGAATCAGGTCCACGGTACCATCCCCCATTTGCAAATAAATCACATAACTCTTGCCTGCAATGAAATCGACATCATGGCTTAGGGTGAGAATTAAACCTTCTTGCTGTACCACCTCGCCGCTTTGATGAATACCATTGCGATAATCCGCTACAGCAATCCGGTCACGTAAAACCAGTAATTCTGATTCTGGTGCCGCATCAAAGGTAATGGATTTGCGCTGGAAGCGCATCTTGTTCCAAATCCGGTATGCATTGAAATGCGCTTGCCACTTGTTTCGTACACCAACAGATTTCACCTCTTTTGGGTTTTTGGCTCCTTTATCCGGTAAATAGATATTGATACGGCTATCGTCGGTCGGATCCGTGTATTCATAGATCAGTCCGTCGTAGTCATCCATCACGCCAAAGGTCAGGTCATGCTTGTAACTATCCGGAATGATATTCCTGAAGTTAAACAGCATTACCGAGTTATCAGTTGGCCGTTCAAAATAAAGCTTGAGCTTATTGTTTTGCCGATATGCAGTACAAAACACCGCATCACAAAGATTGGTAACCAGCTCTTCAAAAGATAGATTCGTATCATCAATGGTAGTACAGAACTCAGCCGCTAGCGGCGTACCAAAATAATCAACTACATCATTATAGGTCCGATAGATGTTTTCAAGATCAATCTCATCGATCGAACGGCGGCCAATCTTGTCATCGAGTGCCATAGATACCAAAGCATCAGCAAAGCTAGACGTTGGATATAGCTCTGTTGTCATTGCCCCGTTTTTATAAGTCGGCAACATTCGCTGAAGATCAAAATTGATCTTGCGGGACTTAACAGATAAAGCTCCAGTGGTTGCATAAGTACGCGCACGAAAAACCGTTTCATGTTCATACACTGTGCTTTGTAAAGGATAAGCACCGTAAAGCGCCTGCCACTTTACTTCATCAACAACTGTTGTGACTGTCGGAGTCGGAGTTAAACGGCGTGCACGGACACTACAACGCCCCTGAAACGTGACCATATCAAGTGTTGCACCAACGGTCTGACGTGACTTTGCCGAACCTTTCAAAATGATCTGCTTCAGCATCGGATTACCAATCGCTGCACCAGATTCATTTACCGGTGTTACTTCAACTTCAATCGTGACATTAACAGCGGCCTGATTCCCACCTGAAGAAACGGTATAAAGTCCATTGGTGGCCACAAAATTACACAGCACCCGGCTACGTTCAACATTGTCCAGAATGAATGGACCAATCCATTTTTCACCTATTGAACTGATCTTTGGTGACAAAGCTGCAGTTTGTTGGTTATTTAACTCTTTAAGCTTTAACCAGTTAGCATTAACGGCCGCCGGATTTGATAACGTCATACGGTCATCAGCTACCGATAGAACGCTATAAGTACCATTTAAATCAAAAGTCTGGCCATTAAACGTGAATGAGGCATTGGTGATTTCTACGCGGTCATTACTTACAAACTTAGTGGTTAAATCTGTGTTGTTTGCCGTTGCCCGAAGAATCTCGTTTGGATATGCAAAATGAAGGTAGTTCGTACCTTCTAAAGATTGTGTATCAGCAGGACGTAAAACTTGGCCATTAACAGAAGTTTGATGCTGAACCGTTAGTGGCGGCGTGGTAATTTCGGTACCAAGCGAGAAATATGGCTCACCTGAAACAATATCTACACCTGGTCGAAAGACTTCTACCGATGCGCCAGCAATATCGACAATATTGGTTTCACCGTCATAAGCTCCATTGATTTTATAGTGTCCACGCCCAATACAGCCCACTACATGCTCAACTTCAACGTTGTTTTCATATACCTTGTAAGGTACTGCGATTAGGTCGGGAGTATTCCACCCAGCTCCATAGTTATCAGCAATACGACCATTCACCCGGATCTTGTTTTCCCGGTTAGAAAGTTCATTGTTTGCTGAAGAAGACTGGTTAGTATTTTGAGTCGTTTGTGCTATTGATGGCGTTGGCATTAAAAATGCGATCGCAATACTAATCACAATCGAAACAATAGCCGCGACCCATTTAGGGTTCTCAACTACGATAAAAGTGCCCGGTAAGAAATCAAGCTGCTTTAAGTCATATGCATTCTTTGGTGTGACTTCATTCGCAAATGAAATTTCGGCATGATCCATATTGCTTGTAGTATGAAAGATACGCACATGTTCAGGCATATGTTCATATTTTGAAGTGAGCCATTGCCCAATGGTTTGAGCCTGTTCAATTGTCTTTTCTTCAGACAAAGCGTCTTTTTTATAAATAACTTTAATCATAATAACTGACCCGATTAAACCCCATTCCCATCACAACCTCTTCAGGCAAATAAGTGACTCCGCTTTCCATGAGGTGAAGAATCTTTTGCCCACGAAAAAGCCCCACATGCGGGGGCTTATTTCTTTGTCTCGGATGGAAGGCGACTATGCAGCCTTCCTTGGGCATGGGTAGCGGATTTAAAAGTTTTAACCGTGAAGATAAAAAAGTAATTTTGCCCTTAGGCTGCATAAAGAGTTCAAGTGCTTCCGCCCGATCTATGCCGTATAGGTCCATTGCAGCTTCATGAACAAAGTGAACACAGTTGTAGTGTTCGTCATCGTATTGCTTATCAAGCAAATGATCATGACTTTTCATATAGCCCCCTTCAAACCACTAAAGCGATCCAGTGCAAAAATGTCCCCAGTTTTAGTGGTATTTAATCGTGGTGATTCAGCCTTGAATGTCACAGCTTTATGGTTCATGGCGACACTTGAGAGTTGTAGTCCGAGTAAATAAAACATTGGAGAATTCAGATTGTCTGAACTGTAAATCCGGTAATTTACTGTTGGCTTTACATCGGGATATTGGCCTTCGATTACCCGTTCAAACTCATCCGGCATTACATCACCTAAACCAGATATAGAGACTGTTAATGTCTGGTCCAGATCACCCAGCATTCCGGATCTTTGAATAGATGCTGGCAAAAATTCATAATAGACCTGACCGGATCCCTCCTTATGTTGAACATAAACACCTCGGTCATCATTACGGACTATTCGGTATGTATTCATAAAAGAAGGATGAGAAAGCTCAATACACTCCAATTGATAGACATCAACTTTCCGATTGAAAAAGAATTTGGCATATTCGTTATCCATTAGACCTCCCAATCCTTAATCAAAGCGATATCGGCAGTAAGGTTAGGCTGGTTTTGAACAACTTCGAGCTGTGCATTTACCCGGTAAAGGTTGCCATTCACTTCATTGGTCTTGAACGAGTTCGGAATGAAGTTACACAGGTATTGCTGACGAGCTCCCTGATCAATCACCAGATCCGCATAAAATGAGGCTGGCTTGTTCTGGTATACCCGCCAGAACGCCATCATTTTATTGAAATCGGTTTTACTTAAATTCCAGTTCACATCAACAATGTGGCTATTACGTTTTACATCGATGTAATAGCGACCACGACCGCCGTCCATCTGCTGACGTTTCACATCATCACCCGGTGTTACGCCATAGCCGCTGGTCTGAGGATTTAGCTTTAACTTGTACATAACTTTCCTTCAGGTAATAAAAAAACCCGCTTTCGCGGGTTCTTTTATTAAAGTTAACTTGATTAATTTTTAGAAATTAATAGATATTACTTTTGAATATAAATACAAAAACATCACTTAAAATTAAATTTATTTATTAACAACCTAGCGCTTCTAATTGCTCTAAAACAATTATTGCTGCACTATCTGCTGTATCAAAATCAACTAGCTCATAATCAAAAACACAACATGCTCCAACCATTTGTTCTGGACGTAACCGCGGAACTTTACCTACATTTTCACGCTGTATCCGCATAAACTCTGGACTCAATTTTCCAATTAATTTATCAAGAATACTAGTTTGCCATTCAATGTCCTGCTCTGTTGTTTTCCAGGTATCTAAATCTAGGATTGGAAAACCGGATTGTTCAAATATACAATTAACAAAAACTGAACATGTAAGGCTATCACCTACCGTATTAGGGGTACTTAGAAAATCACCTCCTGAGATCCTAGATCCACCAAAATTTACGATTCCATAAGGAGCAGGAAAATAGAAAACTTCATTATTATTCAAATCTTTATTATGAGAAATTTGTTCAAGTTCATTAATTATATGTACAAGAGTTCTTTCTGGAATTTTTTCTAAATCAAACCAGTACATAGCATAACCGTCAGAGTCATTACGTCTTTGAAAAAAATAGGTTTCATGCCAGCCAAAATGAGCTAGTACTAATTTATTATCTTCAATAAATACAAAACCAGTATGATTTTGTTCTGATGTTACCTTTTTAATTATGACTCCAAGTTGTGAGTCTTTGGGTTTATAATTAATGTCTTTAATGAGTTGAAATTTTGCATTCATTATAAAAGCTTACTCACAACTAAAATTTATATATTTAAACCGCGATCTAAGCCATACATCTCACGTTTTGGGTTTAATCCCTCATTTATAACAACGTTCTGAGTATATAAATACATTTCTTTCCACAATGAAATTTGATTTTTATAAACATTTGTTGAGCGTAATAAAGCTATGAGAGACCATGAAGTTAAACTACTTTTATTTAACTCTTGAAAAAAATTATTTAAAAACTTAAGGTCTTCAACTTGTACAGCTTGATGCATTAATACTGTCATATATGCAGAAGCCTCTCTTCCTCTATTAGTTGCTTCTAATTTATATATTTCAAAATAATGTTTTTTATCCCACCAAAAACTATTTTTAGAATCTTTAAATATCTCAGGTGAAATAATATTATCTTTACTATCAAGTCTAAGATCATATGATTGAAAAGAACCAATGACACATAAGCATAAAAAAAACGCAAGAAAATCTGATTGATTATTTAGAAAGCTTTTAAAAAAAACACGCATTGATTCAGTATGATCAATGAAATTTTCAACGCTTTTATTTACGCGATTAGCAACTCCATTATAATTAGAAACTACAGTTGTACTACGATTTATAGAATTTAGTGTATTACTCGAAAAAGAAGGTAAACTTAATGAGCTTGAATAGGTATCAACTAACATAAGTACCTCCATTTCTTATTAATTTTTTTACTGAATCTTGTAATAATGGAATGAATTTTAAGAAATCTAATTCAGATCTATGAGAAGCATCTGTATTAACATCTATATTCATTAGAATATTTTTTTGCACTTTAGCCTTGGGAATTCCTATATTAGGATCAATCACCAATGACATTTTCTGACCATTAGAATACTGAACAACCTGATTAATTTTAATATTGTCAATAAAATATGATTTATTAGTTCTATAACTAATTTCTTCTAAATCCTCCTGCATGTTATTTAAATAAGAAACATTACTTCTTAACAAATCACAACCTATTTTTTCATTATCAACAGGTATACTAAGCTCAACAACATTACCAATACGAATAATCTTTTCATTGAGCTGATCAAAAAATACGCTAATTTTTTCGTAAAAAAAATCTACCTCTTTGATTATTTCATTGAAAGTATAAAAATTTTCATCTCTTTCAAATACTAATTGTAAATCAATTAAGCTTTGATCTTTTAAATAAACCAAATTAAATTGCTTATTACTATCAAGATTAGTAATTTCAACATATTGAATCAAACGTCCATTTTCTTCCGATTGGGTCATTTCATTAGAAATTTCAAGCCCAGTTATATTTTTCGACCATTCTTTTTTCTTAAAATTAATTTCTCCGTTAAAGAATAATACAGTACGGATACTATCAATTTGCCATTTAAATTCAGTCATGGTATGCCTAATATGATTTATATAGAATTAATCAAGGTTTGTTATACAAGTCTATTGAACAAATATATGCAATTATTACGGATGAATACACATATTTGAGGAGACTATAATCTTTATAGTTAACACTAGATTTAATTTTCCCAAGGCTATACACTCCAGAGACGAAAACACCTTCTTACTAATTAATAAGAAGGTCTCTTAGCGCGAATATTACGTTGAAATTACTACCGAAGTCAATATCGTAGTTCCGATAAGTAGTCAAGCCAGAAACTTTCATAATCTGTCTAATTCTATTACTTTAGAAAAACTACACGCCAAATAACGTCGTCTTGATAAACGTTTAAATATCTTAAATATATGAAACAAAGTGTATCGAAAGTCAGAAACACTTTGTACATATCGTTAGAAAGCAAGTCGAATACAGCGTATAGGTAGTGAAATGCCCCCCCGTTCGGCGGCCTCACATAGTTAACGGTTACGCCTTACAGTGGTATTCTCAGTCAAAGATCGACTAATAGTTGAGTTTGGATTACCAATTTGATCACTTACAAGCTTCGGTACCGTTCTTGGAAGCTGCTTATCCATTTCATCTTTAACAATGATCCGGACTGTTTGCTCATCCAGTTGTTCGGCTTCAACTGTCGCCCCACTCACCTGATTAATCACTTCAATTTTGAAATTGATTATCGATGAAGCTGGCTCAATTGAAGGCTTAATCTCAGCTTGAGGGCGTGAAGCACGTCCTGAAGTAAAGTCCTGAACATCATCCAGATTTGAGCGATCCAGAACTAAACCATTGGATGAGAAGTAGACCTTGCCATCGTGGTATAGATCAGAACTGGCCGAAGAAGAAGCGATAGGTACGCTTCTATTACCCTTATAAATAATCTGAGAATCTTGAACCGGTTGATTAAAGATATCAGCTTGCTTTTGGCTTTCTATAAAGGCACTAGAGCTCATCATTGCACGGCGCATGACACTATCAGCTGAAGCATTGTTATTGAGAAAAGCTTCAGGGTTTGTACTCTTACGCATTTTCTCAACTAAACCAACTCCCCCCCATCTTTTAATGTCTTCTTGAGACCATACAATCTCGCCTTTGTGCACAGCTCCAGCAACTTCATATTTCCCACCTCGACCCGTGTAACCACCTTCAGCAAAGCCTTGATCTTTGATTGCCCGGATGTTTGCAATAATGCTAGCCCCTTGAGCAACTGCCCCAGCAATCAACGGTAAGTTAAGAGGAAAACCAGCTTTTGAAGCTGCTGCAATATTTTGCTGAATCGCAATACCAGCAGCTGCAATCGCATAAGCTTTATCTGCAGCGAACATGATTTTGTAAGCTTTAGATTGCTCTCCAAACATTGAACCAAACATAGATGTAAGAGAACCCATCATTTGGCCACCAAATGCAATTTGGGTGTTCAAACGATCTTGCTGATATTTATCTTCAATATCCTGAGCATTCTGAGCATATTCGGCAGCAATCTGATTGCGTTGGTCCTGAGCAGCTTGAATGATTGCTGTTTTCTGGTTTTCGAAATCCTGCTGCTTAATTAGTCCAGCTTCGAATTGAGCATTCAAACCATCTAAAGAGTTTTGCTCATTCAGGTCGGTAGCAGCAAATTGACTATCTGCTAAATCATTTGCAGCATTTAAACGGCTAAATCGTTCCTGATCCTGTCTGAAAAATTCTCCGGTACCATTCATATCCGCTTGGATACCACCCCAGTTTTGAGCAGCATTATTCACTTTATCGCGTGTCTCTTTATCCTGATTGGCTTTAGATAATGCGATTAGCTTTTGCCGCTCTTCTATAGAAAGCTTGGTATTCTTAAGAATTTCCTCCCGTTCGAGTCTGTAACGTTCCTGCATGGCTTGCGTTTCAGAAAGCAGAGATAAACGGGCTTGAAACAACCGCTGTTCCTGAGCTAGTTTTAATAACCCTAACTCTTGCTGTTTTTGCTGTTCCAGCAATTCAACAGCTTGCTTCTGCTCAAACTTACTTAATTCAAGGTCATGAGCTGCATTGAACTTTTTACGGTTAAAGGACTCTTCTAGTAACTGTTCCTCGGTTTTCTGGAACTCCTTATAGTCTTCCAATTTCGTTCTAAGGGCTTGTTTGGCTATAGCAATATCATTATCTGCACGACGATTTATTTCCGCCTTTATTTCTGCAGTACGTTCCGGGCTAAAGTTTGCTTTATCAACATCCTCCAGTCTTGCCTTTCTATTATTGTTAATCCGTCCGACTTCACTAGCCACCTCATTTTCAAGTGACCGTTGCAAATCCTGTTGACGTTCAAGTTGAGATTGAATATCACCAGCTGCTTTATCACTTCCTTTACTTGCACCACCTTTCACCTTGCTCTGCATCTTGGGAGATTGATGTAGAAGCTTAAGAGACACTCCATCCTCAAAGATCACTTCACTGACATAACCACCTCCCTTGCTGTCATACCATGTCTTGATATCTTTCACAGCAACATTGGTCGTGATTGGTGTTCCTTCAGGCATTGAAAAATCAATACCTTTATGAAATGAAGAAGCCCCTTTAGTTGGGGCTTTTCGTGGACCATAATTAGAACTGATCTTGTAGGAAGTTAAAGGTTTTCCTCCCGCCTGTAATCGAGCCAGATGTTCATTAGAAACTTTCTGACCTGACAATGAGCCACCATATCGGACGTCAAGATGTGGACCAGTACCAATACCGGATTGACCGGAAATACCGACCAAGCGTTTAGTAAGTTTTGCTTGTTTTTCAATTTCCTGCGTCTGCTTTCTTTTAGCTTCAGTTAATTTATCTTCTCGCTCCTGTTGTTCTTCGATGATCTTGAGATTTCTAAGTGCGCTATCAATTTCATCTTTAGACAAAATTGCACTCATTCCTTTAGCTTTTTGCAGTTCTAAAATGGCATTAGCTTGAGCAACAGTGTAACCTTTATCAAGCCAACCTGATTTATAGATTGAATCAATAACGCTATCTTTTTGCTTGGCTTGATAATCTTGCAAAGCCTTAGTTGTCTTTTCTGCTTCAGTAGCAGTATTTCCTAAAGCATCCGCTTGTTTTTGATGCTGAATTGCCGCATTTTGTGCTTCATTACCTCCAAGTTTCACTTCAACTCTTAATAATTTAAGTTTCTCAGCTGATAAACTTGCTTTAGATGCATTGTCATCATACTGCGCAGCCTGTTTTTTCAGATTTTCATATAGATCTGTAGGCAACTTAATTTTATTTAGACGTTCAATGGCTTCTGTATAGCTGATAGTTCCAGTTCTCGCTTCTTGGGAAATTTTTTCAACCTCCCTATTTCCTCGTGCATAGTTCTCGATATCAATTAATGCAGACCCTACAGCACGCGATGATTTCTCTAATGCTTTATTTTGTGCATTAAAAGCAGTAGTTAAATCATTAACTGCTTTAGCCTTATCATTGCCAGTTAATTTTTTTAACTCCTCATCAGCTTTCTCAGCAACTTTAGCTTGTTCAGCAAGCTTTTGCTTTGCCTCCTCTGCCTTATTATTAAAATAAGAATAGGCTGCCGCTAATCCCATTACTCCTAATGTTGCAACTCCAGCCCACCCACCAATTAATCCAAACGCCCCTTTAGCTAGTCTCCCTGCAATTGAAGTTGCAGTATTTAGCTTAATTTGAGCTGCTGTTTGTGCATTTGTAGCAGCAGTTACTGCTGCCTGTGCTTGTGCGTATCGAGTTGCTGCCGCTGTTGCGCCAAATTTAGCTTGGGTTTCTGCATTTGTTGCTCGCACATTCGCGAGATGAGCTTTTGCTGCATTCAAAGCAGCGGTAGCTTCTGCATATTCTGCTTGAGCATTTAATACAGATGCTTGGCGGCTCGCTAAAGTTGAAGCCATTCCCTCTTTAATAGCAGCGCTCTTCATCAAAATTGCACGAGTGATATATCCAATACCAACTACTAAAGCCCCATCAGCAATTAAATCTAAATTACTTGCAAGAGTTTGAACTGATCCAGCTAATACCTGTGCCGCACCACTTCCCTTACCTGCTTCGCCAACAAATTTTGTGATCTCGTTGTTTAGGAGTGTGAGAGACTGCCCGATTGTGATATCTGTTTTAGCAAAAAGAGCATCAACATCAGATTCTACATTTCTAAGCGCTTTTACAATTTCTTGTGAAGTAATTTTTCCTTCAGCTGCTACTGAACGTAATTCACCTACAGTAATACCCATACCTTTAGCAATAGCCTTTGCTAGTGCTGGGGTTTGCTCCATTACAGAATTAAGTTCTTCTCCACGCAACGTTCCACTAGCCAAGGCCTGCCCGAACTGAACTAAAGCTGCATCAGCAGCTTCTGCGCTTGCACCACTAATTGCTACAGCTTTAGAAACTGTTTCAGTTAAACGTGCTGTGTCATCCATTGTGAGGTTTAAAGTTTTGGCATTATCACTAAAACGCTGGTAAACCTGTAACACAGAATCCCAAGCTGAATAGGTTTTTTGAGCAATTCGGAAAGTGTCTTCCGTTGCTTTATTTAGTTCAACTTGATTGTTAGTGACTAACTTAAGGCGATTTTGTAATCCAGTATATGTATCCATCTTTGAAATGGCTGAACCTACTGTTAATAAACCAGCCATGTGTCCAGCTAAAGCTCTGGTGGCTACAGACAAGCTGTCCATAGACTTAGATGCAAATTCACCTTTACGTTCAATGCTAACAAGTTCATTGCCTAGATTACGCGCATTACGTTCAGCATTTTGCGAATCAATAACAATGACCAAACGGGATTCTTGTGCCATTTTACTTTCCTCTAGGCAATAAAAAACCCACTCAATGAGTGGGTAGTTCTTTTTAAGTTAAATATAATTACCAAGCAGGGTAGTTAAACCAATTTTAAAAAGCATCCTAGGGTGCTTATGCAAGATATTATTTATTCTCATGGTAACGAAGAATACTAGCTACTTTTTGAAATAAGTAGCCTGCAAGGAATCCATTAAATATAATTCCGATTCCTGTTGCTATCATAACTCCAGACCAAACCGTTTCTTTACCATAGTAAGAAGCTACTTCAATTCGACCAAATGCAAGAATAAATAAAAAACCTGCGATAAAGCCAAGAGCTATTAACACCCACCCGATAGCATTACAAACTTCACTTTCTCTCATTGGTTTATATTGTGGTGCACTCATCTTAATCTACCTTGTTAAAGTTCTTCAAAACTTTGTAAGTAATATCTTGATTAGTGGCATCAATTACTTCCAATAAAGCACCTTTATAACCTATTTGCTTAGATTGGCTTAAATCATATTCAACATCATTATTGAATGCAGGACGTGCTTGATTACTTGAGAATTCACGGTACCCGACATTAATTTTATTTCCAAATTTTCCACTATAAATTAATGTTTGTTGGAAGGAATTATCTGATGCAATTGCTACTGTCTTCATAGTAGCTTGATGTTTATCAGTACAGTTTTTTGCATTAAATACTGTTACTACACAGAGCTTACCTTCAGTATCTAACATAACTACTTTAAATGGGTCAGCTAAAGGGTTTTTCTGAACCATCCCCCCACCACTGACAGTGTTGAATGGCTGAAAATATTGCCCTTTTTCATTTTTGCCTGTTTTTAAGTAAATGCCTGAAGTAAGTGAATAAGCAAAACTAATTTTAATATTTTCAGGGACGTTTAGAACTTCACGATCAACCACCATTCCCTGTTCAAGCATTTGATCCCCTACAAATGCTTTATTAACTGATCCAATTGGCGGTTTGCTTATATTTTTAGGTATAGCTTGATAATTATAGGCTGGAGTAGCGCACCCCACCAACCCAAGACCAATTAAACCCGCAGCCAATATTTTTTTCATGAATTTCACCGTTTGTTATAAAGTGTACTAACTTTAACAAACTGGTTACTAAATGTCACATAAAGGAAAACCACCCGAAGGTGGTTTCTATCAAATAAAACTAACTAAGCTATTTCACAATTGGTTTGATGCCATGAATGGTTATTTCCATATGAAAAACTAATTTCACTTGGTACTAAAGTTCGTTCCTGATGATTTAATGACTCAATCATACTTCTTAGTTTGCCATCACCTTGAACATGCTCTTTATATAATGCACGAAGTAATAGCTCAGTAGGTTTACCAATTAAACCGCGATCAGCTTCCCAATGTCTAATACTAGTCTCACTGACTCCTAAAAGCCCAGCAAGATTCTTCTGTGACAAGTTTAGTTCTTTACGTAAAAAACGAATTTCCTCACCATTCAAGTCAGGCTTTTGCGTAATTAAGAACAACCCAATGGCATTATGAAGCTCATGAACAGATTCAATAGATACGAGTTCACCATAGTCTTCATCATTTTCAATTGTAAATCCATTGCGCAGCCAAATATTGCTCAGACCGCATTCTTCATAGTGATACATAATTTAGCCTACTCTCTAAATGTAGTGACTACTACTGAGAATTCACCGTTCTCGCTCTGCTTGATTGCAACAGCTGTTGTTATGTATTCGCCTGCAGTGCGAACAGAAACATTTAACTGGCAATCACCACGAGTATTTGGGTACGGCCCCTCAGTAATATCTCCATGCTCAAAACAGCAAATAATTTGCTTCATAGAGATACAGCGTTCTTTCATTCTTTCTTTTGCATGTGCAGTTAACTTGATTTTGCTAGTATCTCTAGCAAATGCTCTAAGTTTTTGTTTAGCTTCAGTTAATGTTAAACACATACAAGCAAACACCAAGGTTCTTGGAAAGAGTAAAAGAATGCTGAACCGTCAAATATTGACGGTAAGGTGATTATTCATCATTTGATAATCACGCGCAACACCTTAAAGGTAATTTTCTGTCAATCCAGATCAAGTATTTTGTAACATCGACTGCGTTATTTTGAGTCGCGTTTAATAACAACTGCTTAATTGTTTGACGTTTTGACCAAATTAGGCTTTTCAGCCCGGCAATACCCAATTTGGTCACTTACCTTTGCTTTTGGTTGATATCTTCTTATGGCACTCCTCCAAAAACAAATTATCCAACGCAAAAATACAGTCATTAAAAATATGAGCAGCAACAGGCAAATCATTATGCTCAGCATAGACATTGATAGCCTGCTGATCTAAGGATAAAGGAATACCCTGCTCATATCGTCTGGATCTGGCAATAGTACTAAATGCCGAAAGAATGGAATCAGCCGCATAAGAATATTCTGGCGGATCAGGAATACGACCACCTAAGAACTTAATTTGTTCGATTTCGTGCGGCGTTTTCGACGCATACGTTTTTTGGTATTTGTAGAGCTCGATGACTTTCCCAGAATTAAAGCCTTGTCCTTGTCGGCTTCTTCCTGAATCTTCTGGGCCTGCTCTTTAATGAATAACCAGATTGAAATACCAATGTCACCTTGATTGAGAAGTTTTGAAGCATTCTCAGGTGTATAAGGTTTTTCGGACTCGACCGTTTTACCGTCTACGATCTCTGCAAATACTACGCCCTTCCAATCCTCGATCAGGTGAGCAGCACATGCATCCAGTAATAATTCATGGTAGAGCTTGGCGTTTTCATCTTTTACCATCACATCATAGCCTTTGGATGTGATTTGGTTTCCTGCCTTCTCTAATGCAACTTGAAAGGGCTTATAACCAATTCCCCGGATTTTAAACTCTGCCTGTCCACCTTCAGTTTCAAAAGTGCACCACTTAGCAACATCCGAGCTTTTAATAATTCCGACTTTTAAAGCCATAGCAACCTCTGAAATTTTTGAAATAAAAAAGCCCATGGGATTCCATAGGCTTTGTTACTGATTAAGCTGATTACACAAGAGCACGTACAATCGTTGGAGCTGTACGAACTTGAGCAAAGTTGATGTCTACAGTAATGATGTCATCACCACCACCATCTGGGTGATTGGCTTCCATCACTTCTAATTGAGGGAAGTTAAACGAGTATTTACTGCCTTTGCTGTCTTTAATATCAAAGGTCAGCGTAAACACATCTCGGGTTTTAATGGCATCTATCCAAGCAGCAGATGTTGCTGAAAACATGAAATTGGCATTTACACCAATATCCATCATTTTTTCTAAGTAGAACTCAGGCGTGTACTTGCCCGAACCGATACAACGGATCGCTTCCAGATTATTACTAAAGTTGATGGTGAGTGTCTGCAGACAAGCTTTACCTTGAATTGACTGACCATTAATAAGTAGCTTTTCAACGTTCGGCATACTCACCAGAGGGCGAGTCGATGCTGGAATAGGATTGGTAACAGGATTAACCTGCTGTCGCGTAAATGAGTTACCTACAAGACCAAAGTTACCGGTGATTTTGCCTGTGGTCTGGATCGTCATTTCACCTGTATTCACTTGAATACCGCGATAAATAAAGACTTGACCAATATCTTCAAAGACTTTTACTAAGGTAAGTGACTTACGGACTCCACCACCAAAACTTAAAGCATTACCAGCCCAGTTGTTGAATGCTAGAACATTTAAGAATAAGTCAAAGGTACCTAGAGATAATTCAAACTCTAGTTGACCAGTTACTTCGGCTTCCGTTACTACAGCACCTTGGCGAAAACGTGAATCAACTACTTCACTGCTATCTTCAGTAGTAACGTTTTCAGTCAAACTATCAGTAACACGGCGAACAGTGTACCAGACTGGATTTGCCGGAGTAGTTCCTAAAACTGCTTCCTCACAAGCATATAATCGAATTTTTGCGCCTGAACTCATTTATGGTTCTCCAAAAATTAGGCATAAAAAACCCGCTTCATCAGCGGGCAGTTATAAAAAATGGGCATAAAAAACCCGCTAAATTTGCGGGTTTTTAATATGTTGCATCTGTGTCGGAGATCTCTGGCGGTTCCACACCATTCAAGGCTGCAGCTACTGCCTGAGATAATTTAGTCGGCTGGAACTCCAATGGTGTTTCACTCAACGGTTCTTCAGGCTCTGGTTCGGGTTCTTCATGCAATCGAATATCAATCCAGCGAGTTTCTGGAATATCTACAGGATTATCGAAATCAGGAATAATTGAGGCTGTTTCGATATCAAATTTTTTCTTGTAGGTTTTTACTGCAATATCCCCATCTTCATGCTGCTCATATGACACAGCAACAAGAACATTACCGTTAGCATCTTTAGGCATTTCAATGTACCAGCCCTCTTTAGCAAATCCGAGAGAACCTTTTATCAGGTAGTCACCTGTACCTAACTTTTCAAAGTTAATCGGCTGTTTTGAGGCATCTTCATTGAGTTCAAGTGAATCAGCAAATAGTCTTGCAATCGGTGAAGCTGCCTTGTAAACCCCGTTCGAATCAACAGTGAACCCCTTGGAGCGAAGTTCGCCAGAAGTCTCAACAGTAACCAATTTGCCGCTGGTCGCGCTGTTATCGGTCGTATAAACGATATTGTTCTTGCTCGTATAAACGATTTGCTCTGCTTTACTTAAAGTGTCAGTGGATGGCACATAATTCCATGCAATTACAGCCATACAATTGGCGCGTGTTGAGGTGTAATATGGTAAAAATAACTCCGTACCTGTAAATTCTCCACGAGTAACCACGATAGAAGGTGCATAAGCAGCTATATAGGGATTTGTATAAATACTAGTGGGTGCATTCTTAAAACGAGTCTTTTGTCCCCCTGCTTTATAACCAGCATCAATATCATTTCCGGCTTCTGAAGTTGGAGATCCACCATAACCTAAGTTAGATAAACCATAAGAACCATAAGCTGCTACATTACCGCTTTCTACTCCAACACCTCTTGTTGCCGCTGCACCTAAGCCCGTAACTTGAGTCCAGTCTGGAGTGAGGTTTGGAATGCCCGAAGCAAAAGGCAGCATAAATTGCCGCTTACCTTGAGATGAGTTATAAACAAAAGGTCGGTGGTCCCAACTAAATCTAAATAAAAGATTTGCCATTATGCAGTCACCCCGTCAATTACCTGAAAAGTCAAAGTTTCTGTATGCTGAGTAGTACCTCTCACCACAGCTTTGATATCCATCTGACACAGACCCAAAGGCCACGCTGCAGTACTTGCACCTGATTTCACATTCAGCCACCCCTTTTGAGTACTCTGATTTAATACTGCACAAGTCAAGGTTGCTACGGCGGTTCCATCCAAAGTTTTAACTTGAGAAGTAAAGGTATATCCCGTTAAATCAATCGCTCGACGCACATCATTGGCTGGATATTGCAGCGCGTCATCCATATCAACGAGCTGCAAATTTAAGTTGAATGTGTCACCACGCTTAAAAACAAAATTGCTCATAAGTGATTCCTATAGACATAAAAAAACCACCGATGAGGTGGTAGTGAATAAGGCATAAAAAAAACCGCTTCTTAGCGGTCATTTAATTAAAGTAATTTAAGGTTTGTAATCTAAATCAACACTTACTCCAGTAACTACATTATGTTTAGTTCCACCAAGACTATTCACATTGGCCAAACGTATATTCACATCGGAAACACATAGCTTGTTTTCGCTTTGCCACTTCTTAAGTTCAACAGACATAACATCTTCAAGATGTCTTTCCAGTTCTTGCCGTTTAATTTCGATTTCTTCTAAAGTCAGCATACATGACATATCAATTCACCTTAAACCCAATGCTCACATTATACTGAATGAAGTCAGCATCTTGCCCGACAAAAATTGATTGTCCTTCTAAACATTCTAGATGATCGATTGAGTAATATTCAAAATGGGCAAGCCAAGCATCACACAGTTTTGTGATTTCCATTATTCCTGAATTGGGACGTGAAAAGCATTGAATCATGATATTACCGGTACGGCGTGTACAAGGACTATCAGCAATGCCTGAAATAAAGCTCGGCCCACCTGCAATCGTTAAACGGCACCATAAACCTTCTTTAGGCACCGTAAAGCCTGGTGCATTTGGATACTGAATCCGTTCCTGAGCAATACCCGTAAAGCTTTGCATGCGATCAATAATAGCTTGCCTTGTCTGCTCTAAAGTCATTGCCATTTTAGCCACCGTACTTTTGAGAAATAAAGTTAAACGTGAGGCCATAAATACCTTGTGGCGCTTGATCAGACCAGCCGTTTTCTAAGCGTTCAGCATATGGCTTATTGTTTTGTATGTAGACCAAATTACCCAGCTTAAACTTAACGGCTTGAAGAGCTGCATCCTGCACCGCATTAGTTTCAGGTCCACGTACACCATAGTCACCAGATCCAATTGAGACGATATGAGAAGCACGATAAGCGCCAGTATCAACAGGACTTGAAACAACTAAAGATTGAACAGCATCCATTGTAATTTTCTTTACCTTTTCCTCTGCCGTTTTAGCCACATCAAAACTAAAATCAGTTGGCTTTTTCCCCTTCCATCCCATAAATTTCCCCATAAAAAAACCGCCAAAATGGCGGTTATATCTCAATCAGGTTTCACTTCAGCCAATAGCTTCCCTAGCTTTTCAGCAAGATCATTCATATCTGGAACGTTACCACTCTTCAGATCACTCATAAATTCATTGATAGCATTTAGTAAAGCAAATTGAAGAAAACGTGTAGTATTAACTACAAAATAATCGGGTGAGTTAAATTCTGTATTCACGTCATTTAGATGATTTAAATTATCCACAAACCATAGTTGCCGAGAAACTTTCTTATTAACTATATCTCGTGAAATAGAAGAATGATTATGAAGCATACCATTTCGTGATGCCCAAATTTCTTCTGCAGTTATTTCTGGATAATGTTTAATAAAATACTTATTCAACCAATTTTTAAAATAAATATTTACTTGGGTTTCTGAAACACTAATTAACCATGCTAATTGATCAATGAGAATATATGTACAATATTTAGCTTGAGAGAAACATCTATTTTTATATAAAAGCTTTATTCCATTTAAAGATTCTTGGATATGACTTTCTAGATTATCTAAATTAGGTTGTTTTGACATATTTACTCTACGTTATTAGAAATTTACAAATATAAAATACCAAATAACTATAAAAAATGAATCAAACTTTTCTCAACTGGCATTTCCAAATAGTTGAGGCAGGGTCTTGCTGTATATGAATAACTCGAAATGAGCCTAAGGCTGTTAGCCATTCATCTTCAATTTTAGGTGTCATGGACACTTCATTTTGAAGCACGGTAGCCTTCTTATCTGTGGCCAGTACTCCAAGCGTCTGAATCTCATATTGACTGTATGAGCCAAACAGAACGCCACGACCAGAATAGTTTTCTTTAACTTCGACATACGTTTCAGTTTTAGGATCCCAATCTTTTCTTGAGATCCGCTCACAAGTAAATGAATGAACGGCGTCCGCTAAATCTTCATTAAATGCTTCATCAATATCTGCCTGAATTTCATCACGTAAGCCCATTAGATTTTCCTGACAAAAAAGACGGATTTCCGTTTGCAATACGGTTTTATCAAATCAAGAATGAATTGCTCGATTGCACTAAGCTTTACTGATCCGTCCTGATATTCCTTTTCGGTCTCAACCGTATCAGCTTTGACTTTCTTACGTTTTAGTGCCTGTTCTTGCCCTTGATATAGATCACCTTTAATAATGCCCTTGATGATTTGATAGGAGGCCATTTTTAAAGGTTCAGGTACTTGGGTAGCATCTTCATAAGGCTTAACGTTACGTGCTAATAGATAAGCTTCTGACATCTGAAGGTATTGAGCCTTATCACTAGCAGATAAAGCATCAAAGCCTTCAACATGTTCTATCGCTTCTTGTTCAGTGATAAAGCTCATGAATTATTCCTTTGGAATTAATGCTAAAAGTTCATCTTTTTTAGCACCTGCTTCAAATGCAATGCCTTTTTCAGTTAGTACAGCTCGAAGCTCATCTACTTTTAGACCAGCATAGTTAATTGGTTGTGGTTGAGTATCACTTGGTTTTTGGTCATTTTCAGGTGTTTGACCACCTTCACCTGATTCAAGTTCAGCAATACGTGCTTTCATTGCTTCGGTATCATTTTGAAAGGCAATAAATTCGCCCTTTACTGTTGCCAGTTGTTCTTCGAGTTCAGCAATTTTTGTTTCTGTCATTTGTTGTCTTTCCCGTGCACGGTTAAATGATGAAAGTCCCATATGTGGATCTCCAAAAAGATAAGGCGGTGTTACCCGCCTTTTTGTTATTTGATCTTGTGCTTGAATGCCACAATACGGATCTGTTTAGGATCGTAGACACGTTCCCAGTTACCGGCTGTAGCAAGACCGGCATTATTAGGTGCAATACCTGTATCACCTGCCCATTTAATGCCACGAGGATGTAGCACAAAGTGACGGCGGTTAATAAGAATGTCAGTACCAGCAAGACTATCACGGTCTGTTTCTACACCAACCGGTGCACCAATATCTTGGAAACCAATTGCTCCTTGACCAAACAGGAATGAAGTAAAGACATCACCCTCCACTGGCATACCATCATCAACGATCACACGACGGTCCATAAAGGTTTTGTAGAGAACCACACCATCAGCATCTCGAACAGTTTCAATTAAGCCTTGCTTAGCTAAAGCAGCCATGGTTGCCGAGTGCATTGCAATAGCCGTTAATTTATCTACGGCATCACCCAACTTATAAGAAGCATCAACAAAAGATACGCCATCAATTACAGCTGCAGCTCCAGTTCCTGCCGAAATATCATGGGTATTACCTGCCATGCTGGCCGCCCCGAATACACCTTTGAGGGTATTTACGGTAAAACCTTGAAACTCACGCGACCAGTAATCTGCCACCAGATCACCAACCGCACCAAGTGGATCGTCACCAGATAATGCTTTAGCCAAATCATTAGCGCCCCATGCTTTACCACGTGCATGAAGAATCGCAATATCCTTGCCTGAAGTGATGTTATTTACAGATAAAGGTTTTGAATCTGAAAGTACTTCTGACTCACCGCTTAAATCATTCCAGAATGGGATATTTACAGTAGTACCACCCTCTGTTCCGAAAGCTACATCTACATCTAAATCCCCAACAATGCCAGACTGCCATAATGCAGACTTTTCGGCAGTTTTATTTAATACGTACGGAGTGAATAACTCGGGTACGATTACATCAGCAATTTTTGTATCGCCCATTAGGCTTTACTCCTTAAAGTTTAATACCGTGTTTTGCCGCTAGCTCTTTAGCTAGTTGCGGGTTTTCATTTCGTAATTGCGCCAATTTGGTCATATTTACCGAGCCATCTGCTTTGAGAATGTCTGGCTGACCTTTTGAATTGTTACTACCTGGTGCGCCCATACCATTTGGTTTAGGCCAGTAATACGGTTTTTGCTCGCGTAGAGATTCAACCCATTCTTTTGGGGTCATCGGTGTCTGGCCGTCTTTACCAATGACTACTTCCCCGTTTTCATCAACTGCCACAGCTTTGCCGTTTTCATCTAATGCAAATTTTGACTGAGCTAAAAAGGCGATATCAGGGGTCGCTTCTGGCAATGCTTCAAGTTCAATTGCAGCCTGCACAATTTGGCTTTGAATCACTGATTGCTTGAACTTTTGAGCATAAGTTTCGGCTTTATCAGCACGTTCTTTTTCGGCTTTCAGTAACTTTTCATGTTCTTCACGCATCTTCTCGGTGCGCTTTTGAATCACTTCATTAACTTTGCCGTCTGCGATTAATTTGGCCTCTTCATCTTGGTCAAGTTGGGCAAAGACTTTCTTAACAATTTCAGGATCAATTCCCTCAAATTGTTTTTGAAGTTCCTGAAGTTGTCGATTTGCAGTTCTTGCAGCCTCACGCTCGCTTTGAAGTGCAGATTTCAAACCTTTTGGATCTTCATAGCCTTCTAGATCAAGGCGAAACTTCCCGTTTTCCTCGACATATAAAGCTCGGTGTTCTTCTTTGATTGCATCAAGTGAATCAACAATAAATGGCAATGACATGTTCAAACCTCTCGTTTGATTTGGGTAAAGCCTTATCTCAAGGCATTAAAAAAGCGCCCCTAAGGACGCTAAATTTCGATTGAAAACTTAGTAATTTGTTGCAAATAAACGGTAGCCTTCTAGCTCCCAAAGTTTATTTTCAGCTGACTATTCTGCATTTCCACGAGCCATACGCTCACCAATTTCAGCATCAAAGTTTTCAGCATTCACACATGCACTAAAACCCGTTGCTAAGAAAAACTTTCCATCTAAAAATGCATGGACAAAAGTAGATGTCGTGCCACCGGGGCGTTGCTCAACCGTATATGTAACACGCTCCATCAATGAATCAATTTGCGCTTTAGTTACTCGGGGTGCCACAGACTTTTCAGCTAACTCTTGCTCTGTTACTTCTTTGATCATTTTCTTCTCACAAAAAAAGCACCCGAAGGTGCTAAGGTTAAAAATTAAGTTCTAATTGATGAGTGCAATTGCTTTTAATCTTTCAAAAGTAAAACCATAAATTGCCATGGCTCTTGAAATCTTAATTTGAAGAAATGGCACCAGAATTAATTTTGTGCTCAGAATATATTGAGCATCTGACATAGTGATTTGCTTTTCAGACATTTGTAATACCTTTCGCTACATTTCCTTTGTTTGATTTGGCCTTGGTGCATCACTCACTAAGCGAACACCATGAGCACCATATGCTTCAAAAGTTACAGTAATTGTTGCGGGTCCATTTAAGGCATCAGAATTCATCTGTACTGCTCTCTGTCCAGCTAGAGGTTGTCCAGTTTCTTCATCACAAATAACCAGATAACCTTTCAAAGTAGGGTGACGCTTTAGCACTAAATGTCTTGACTCACTCATAAGCCCAACTCCTTAAAGGTTTGCTCATCCAACTTTCGAAGTTGGTCCAATATGTATAACCGCCCCTCTGGATCGAAGAACTTATCAAAATCAAATTTTCCTTCCTTATAGAGCTTGTAACGTTTCGGCCCCAACCATTCTCTTTGAAAGAAATCATCTGTCTTCTTGAAGAACTCTCTAAACGTAGTATTGGCATCTAGCTGCCCTATTAACTGGCTACGCTCTTCTTTCGGGATGTCTTTAACTCGACGTTCATCCATTACAAATGGACGTTCGCCAACAAGTTGGCCGTCTTTCTCGACTGGTACCAAAATACTTCGGCAATTAGGATGCAACGGCGGTACACGCTTTGCTGGATCGTTAATCTCCCATACGGAACCATCAAGAGTTGCACAAAGTTTTGAAGTTCTTCCGTCTAAAGTTGCTACCAGTCTTACGTATTCAAAGCCAATCTGGTTAAAGCTATTTAGATATGCTTGATTGGCCACATGACTACGAACTGTCCTCACTGTACGATCGATATCAGTCTTAGAGCTACTTAAAAGCCCATCCTCATAATTAAGCCGTTTGGTACCACGAATGCGCTGAACTATTTCCTGATTTGTTTTACCTGAGTTGATACCATCCCGAATTGCATACTCAACCTTTTGACGGGCATTTTCAGCAATTCTGGATAGCAGATCATCAACAAGAGCCCCACCTACCAATGGTATTTTTTTAGCTGCGGCATATAGCTTTTCACCATTTGGCTTTTTGATCTTGCCACCATATAGCTTCGCCGTGTAATTGGCTTCATAAACAGCCAAGGCAGTAGCAGAAACAGCGAAAGCTTCAGGTAATGCAATATTTAGTCCTATAAACCACTGAGCAATCAGATCACGAACTTCCTTCAGATTAGCTGTAGTGTACTGCCCACTTGCTAGAGCCATCTTTTCAGAATCATTTAATTCATCAAGCAAATCCCGAAGCTTTGCCAACATTAATGCTGACTCATCATTAAAGATTTTTAATAGCTCATTAACAGATTGAGAAGACACCCGATATAAATACGCCTGATGTTGGGTAAGTACTTCAATCAATGATTTATCTTCTTTTGAAGCCATACATCACCTCTACAAAGGAGTGTTATCACGCTCTATTTCTACCCGCTTCACTTCTTCCTGATAGTCGTGAGCTGGTAATTTACCTGTCATCAGGTATTCCCAATATGTGCGGAAAGAGTTTTTCCCTGAAATAGCACCCTCATAAAGCTGTTTTGCAAGATTAATATCCGTGACCTGCACAATAAACTCAGGTTCAACCGTAAATGAATATTTTGTCGAATCCAGCTTTAACCACTGCGCTGCATACTTAATGGCTTGTTCAATTGCTGCAGCTGCACACATCACGATACTGTGAAGACTTGCCTGCTGGTCATCCTGACGTGCACGGCGTGCCTCACCTGATTCTTGTGTATTGGTATCGACTACCTTGGCACCAGCCTCTAATGCTGCATTTTTCTGCGCATCCATTTCCTTTTTAGTGAGTTCAATGCCGCTACCTGAAATTTCCAAATAACCACATTGTGAATTTGGAGGAAGACTCCAGACAGCCATAACACCAGTAACGCTAATATCTTCATCACCCTCAAGTCCATTAATCCAAGGCTGCGGATGAGCTGTATGGTGAAGTGACTGGTAATAATCTGCACTAAGTTGGTAATACTTCAGAGCAGCCTTGGCCATTGTCAAAAGCGGTATGGTACCTACATCTGGGGAATTACTAGTGGCACCGCAGAAAACAAATGGTGTGAAAGAAAGTTGATTACCGCCGAGATCAGGAGTTTTATCCTCCACATTTGAACCATCGAACAATCGGACCGCTAATGCTCCATCATCCATAGATAGAACGCGGTGAACCGTTTTAGTTTCGTGCCCGAATTCATCTTCACTATTATCAAATTGCTCCTCGAGCACTAACAGTTTTAAATCCTTTCGACCACCGATACTGTTTTCCTTCCAGTTGATAATAGATAACGCATCATATAAGGCGAAATATGGCACTCCTTTAGCATCAACATCAACAAGCAGCCCACAGCGCCCAAACTCTAGCAACTCTGAACAAATGCGAATAAAGAGCTGTTTAAGCCCAAAACCGTCATTTGTTGCATTCTCTATCAATCCTTTAAGTAGAGAACTTTCAATCACAATATTCGGCTCAAGCTTTGAAACTAACCCGATCATTGTGCGTAATGCGTCCTGAACCCATAGCGGATACTGAGCTCGACTTAGATAGGCCTTATAAATCTCTCCAGTCGTATCACCTTGCTTTTCAGCCTCAATCATTCCGGCCGATTTAGCTAGGTACTTAGTTTGTGCCTGTTTAATCTGCTCTTCACCAGCAACGGCGTCTCGCATAATTAACCAACTTTTTTGTGCAGCAATATACTGCGGATGTTTATCAGTAACTGCCATAAAAACACCAATAAAAAAGCACCTAAAAAGGTGCGTTGTTTAACGAGAAAAACCAGCGATTGTGCGCCGTTTAAATACTTTCTGAATGATGATCGGAAAACGTTTAGCTAATGGATATCCACCAGCATCGCCAACGTGGTCCAAACCAGCGCTTTTATCTGGCATTCCAAAATCATCATAGACTTGCTGTTCTAAAGTAGCCGTAAAGTTAGGACACTTATTTGTGTTCACTTTTAAGTGTCGTTCACCCTCGGCATTTAGGATTTGTGCATTAACAGCAGTAATACGATCTTTAATTCCGGGATTCACACCATTCACTTCAACTTTGAATCCATTTTTCTTTAAGATTGCATGATCTGATTCACTGAAGTTCTTTGAAGATGTTGCCTGACCTGAAGCATCTGGAATCACGGTAATATCGTGATCTGGAAAGCGCTCATTAATCAATTGACACATCGTCGGTGTATCTCTCACCCCAACCAGTTCATCTAAAGCTCTTGGCTTTCCTTCTCTAATGACATAAACCACAGCAGCCATTTTAAGCACGTTAAAATCCATACCAATGAGTAAAGGCTCACCTTTCTTAATTTCTTCATCCGTGTGGTTTAGAACTCGATCAAAGTCGGGGTAAACAGCACCGCTGGTTAAGTTGACAAACTGCCCCCTTAAGTAAGCTGAAATCAGTTGTGGAGGATAAGACTCATAAAGTGATGATATGTAGTCTTCTGGAAGATTAGCTTCATTGTCATAAGTTGAAGCTTGAATCATTCCATAGAGTTTACGCTTAGCCTCGGATTTATTTGCCTCTTTAACAAATTGCTCGTATGTAAACTTAAAACCTTCAGGAGTTGTGGCCACATCAATACCGTTGAGCAAACCAGCTTGCTTGTAACGCATACGTGCAATGATCTTACGCCAAGCTTGTTGTGCCTTGACCTTGGCCATGACATCAAGCTCATCAATCAGGGCATGGCCAATTTTAAAACCAACAATTGTTGCTGGTTTCTCCATAGATCGGCAAATGATTGTGGTTCGATATTGCCGACCATAATAGATATCAACCTCTTTATTGGTTTCATAAACCTTAGTTTTAAGTCCCCAATCGGAAGCAACCTCTTCAATAGTTGGAAAGAAAATGTCGCGAATCTGCGGGTAAGTTGGAGCAAAATAACCCAAAGGTACTTTTGGGAATTCCCAAGCTTTGTTGCATAAACTGGAGCAGCCAACCCAAGTCTTTCCCGATCCAAAGCCAGCGACAAATGCGCGGAACTTCTTTTCCATCTGCAAAAGAATTAGCCTGAGGTACATTCAGCGTCGGATTGATGTTCGGCATCTTTTTTACTCGCATCCACAACTTGAATAGTTACCTTGACTGGTGTTGGATCTTCATCACCTCCACCTTCTCTCAACTTTTCAATCTCAAGCTGTTTTAACTCAAGATTTAATAACATCAGGTCATAACCCTGCATTTCTTCACGAACCTGTTTAATAACCCCTTGCTTCATAAGCCTGTTGTTCTTCCAGTCTTCATAGATCTTCTGAAGCTCTTTGAGTCGGTAAGCTTTATTAGCTAAAGGGATGTCATAAACATTCTTTTGAAAATCTGCTCTGGTTTTATTAAACAAAGTAGTAAGTTTCTTACTTAAGTTTTTCCCTGCTGGCTTTGTTGGATCATAGGCCGCTACTTGTTGCCTTGGAATTTCGACTCCAAATTCTTGTTTTACAGCATCCGCAACCTGCTGAGGGGTATCAAAGCAAGCAAGAGACTGAACTATAAAGATTTTTATAGGCTCTTTAAGTGTTGCCATAATTGCCCCTTCGTAAAACTACGTAAAACAAAATAGGCAAAAAAAAGAGCCATTCGGCTCAGTTGATTACGCAGTTTCCGCAGCATTTTGAAATATCTAGATTTGAAACAAACGGCGGATTCTTCGCAACCTCAACAAGACGTTTAACGCTCTTACTTGCTCCCCACCGTTTAGTTACACCAATAAACTCTTCGACATCGTGACCAGCTAAATAATGTTTTGGTAACCCTGTTGAACTACTAAAGATCATCTCACCGTTTTCATCACGTTCTGCGCCTATATGGTAAAGCTCATGCTCAAGCAAAGCACAAAACTCACGATCATTTGCTTTGTCGCAAAATGTAGCATCAATAGTGATTAAGTAAGTTGGAACAAAGCCGAACCAGTCTCGCATCTGTTGCTCTTGTCTAGCTTTGCGCCAGCCACCAACATTGAACATGACTTTTTCGCACTGGCCTAACACCATAGCTTGCTTGCTTTTATATGCAGAAGAGGCCCAAGCAAATGCTAAAAATTCTTCATTATCGTGAAGCAGCTCAGCTATGTGATCATGATCGGGATTATAAAGAGATCCACCAATAGTTAAGTAATTAGCAACCACCCATTTTTTTAAGTCCGGTGCTGGTGTTAGTCTAATTGCTTCCTCTTCTTCAGCTTGATCAATAAAATCAGTCGGTGGAAATGGTCTGATCTGCTCCATCTTCAATTCTCGCTAATTCACTTTTTATCCAGTTGATGACATATCCCGACAAAATAGAATCTGGATGAAAGCGCTCTATTTTGTAACCCATCTCTTCAGCATGATCATATCGATTAAGACTCCATGCTTTATTTGACAGCTTTCCACCACGCCCACCAGACCAGGGACCACCCTCAATTTCAATGAGCAAACGCAATTTCACTATATGAAAATCAAAGCGCCAGTGTTTGGTATGGATCGGCTGAAACTTACTTTCAAATCCAATCGCCAAATCCTCAAGCTCTTCCTTAAGTGTTGCCTCAGCCTCGAGATATTTTTGCTTCGCCTTAGGCAATGGCCGGCTTTTAGGTTTAGTTTTAGGTTCTTTTTTCCGAGTAAGCCAAAAGTATTCTGTAGAATCCATTATTCTTACCCATAAAAAAAACCGCCCTTAGGCGGTGGCTAAACTCACAGGCAATATAGTATTACTTCTTAAAAGTTGCCTTATAAAGCTTTGAATTAAAGTAATCCGTAATTTCTTTACCTTCGTTTTGAATTTTTTCCTCATTTAAGGGTAAAAAATCTAATTCAAATTTCAAGCTCATATACTCTGGAATAAACTTCTTTATAGGCGGAGGTGGTTTAGGTCCACCTTCTGTAATTTTTTCGATTAATCCAGCTAACCATAAAATATACTCACCTTCTGAATTATGAGGAGGAATCAAACTAACATCTATTTTTACTTTACATTCATCTAATGGTCTACTAAACAATTCAACAAAATCAATAAAATTAAATTTTAATTTAAATTCTGTTCCCTCAATTTCTCTGCGTATACATGTCATAAGTAAGTTCATATTTTCAATACAGTCATGTGAAAACAATTCCTCATCTTTAATTTTGTTATAAATATTTTCCGCAAACATGAGATACTGTGGCATTTCAGCAGCTCCTCATTTTTATAAAGTATTTTTCTTAAGGTAGTCCTATTATAACAATGTTGCAACAAGAAATTTTCCATTTTTAGTTTAAGGAAATTTTAAAAATTATAAAAACGATTATATTCAATAAATTAGTACGAATAAAAGCTATGGAAGTTTGATCTTTCTATTGAGCTTTAAAATGGATTATTGTGTTTAAATCATCAATTTAAAAAGCTTGCCTAGTAGGCAAGCTCCCCCTTTTTGATATTTGCGCTGATCAATAAGGTTTAGTGTTACTTAAAGCAACACACTGATAATACTGAAATATTTAAAAATAAAAAAGCCCACTTCCTATTTTTATTCAGAAATGGACTTAGCGAAAAAAACGCTTAAACCTGAAATAGGAAATATCTATTCGGAAATATCTCCAACTTCATATTGGCATAATATTTAAGCACTAGCAATAGGGATTGAATTAAAAACATCAAATATTCATATTTAAATAGATAAAGATTTCTTTTTTTAAATGGTTTTATTTTTAGCCTACATAATTTTTTTAATTATCAAGACTTATAAAGAATATGTGCCCATCAATAGGTAATACTTAATAAGGTCTTATGTGCAGTAACCATTAGGCTCTAGAGAGTAAGAACTCAAACTGACTAAAAATAAAAAATAATTAATTTTCAATATTAATGATCATATACTGCAAAGTTATGTATATTCCAACTTCTCCATTGTTGAGTGCCTCATATAAGTCTTCATCAACGAAATCTCCAGATTCATCATATAGCCATTTATGAATTTGAATAATTTGTATATTCCCTTTTTTGTCTTTTCTTGCTATTGGGTCTATTACGGACCGAACTATCACCTTCTTCTTCGTCTTAACATCGAGCAATGTGATAATTGTCATTTTAAAATCCTTATAAATATCCTGTATAACAACTACTCTCAATCAATAAAGATTTTTATATTTAAATTACTTAAATAGCAATCTTTTCAATCTAAAAAATAAATAAAAAACACTTTAATAGTGTGTGCCTATTAGAAAAGATACCTTAAATATTCTACTAGCAATAAAAAACCGCTTTAAGGGCTGTTCATCTAAAATTCACAGGTACTTAATGAAGTTTTTTTTCTGTCTTTGCATCTTTCTGGGCTCACAAATTTTTCCAATAAAGTTAGTTAACCACAAAATACTTTCTTCACGATCTTCAAAATGAGGTATAAGGCTTAAATCTACTTTTATTTTGCGATCAGCTAAAGGCAAACTTAAACAATATTCAAAGTCTATTGAGCTGTACTTCAATTTGAGTTTTTTTTCTGCAGCTTGATTCTTTATCTCAGCCATAATGCGATTTAGATTAACAATCAAATTATTTGAAATTTTATTATTTTCATATACCCGTTCGTAAACTGTCTCAGCTACATCAATGTAATTTATTAGCTCTACATTCTTATTCATGACATTTGTACTCCGTTTTTTATAATTATCCGTCTAAAATAATGTTTATTTGAGTTACTAAATTCATCACGTACGTAAATATTGTTAAAGTTTTATCACTTATTTTTAATTTAAATATTTGAATTTATTTAATAATTTTATAATTTACTAATATTTATATACATCTTTGTTCTTAACACCCCTTTTTTTCTATCACTTGCCCATTGAGTTCACCACCCACACAGATATTCATTATAAGTACCAGTTTTTAATCAGACTGGACTATAGCACGAAAGACAACCGCCCGAAAAAGGAAGAAAATTTCTTAAACTATTTAGATAGCATATATGTCTGATTTTACTTGATCCCATAAATCAAGTATTTCATCTCTCATTTCGATTGGTTGTTTTCCAGAAATTATATAAAACGTTTTCACTTCTCCTTGGAAGTTTACTTGGGTTCTAAAGTATGACTCTGTTGGCCTTTGCATACCTGTTCTTGGTCCATACTGCTTTGGAATACTTTCTAACTTCAAATCTGACTCGTCTTTCGACAAGAATTGTCCATGATGGCGACCACCAATAAATAAAGTCATACTTTCACCTAAAAATAATTAATATTTACCAACATACTAAACATAAAATAAAAAAATAAAATTATTTTTATTTTTCAAATACTTAGTTCTAAATAGTAAATTATTTACTACCGAGAACTAAATCATCAAATTAATTAAAGAAAAAACCCCGCCAATAACTAGTATGTAGCGGGGCCATTTGCGCCGTAATACGTCCGGCAAGTAAACTCGCAAAGCGTCCTAAGCGAGTGGGGTTTTAAAATCAAAAAACCCGCTTCTAAAAAAGAAACGGGTCATAAAAACAAAAACTTTCAGCGCAGTATTTGTGACATATCATACAAATTAGAAGATGTATTTACAACATACTTTAAACTTAATTTTTTGATGCTCTCAAAATATCCAAAACTCGCTTTGACATTTCATGCAAGTTGGACCCTATTGGTAGCCAAAAATGATAATTAATGTTGTCGCGGTTAAAAACCTGTTTGTAGTATTCTGTTTTAAATGATGGATCGATATCAGAAGCTTTTAACAAACGCCCTTCTTTTTCTATCTTTTGCCCATCAAGTTCACCACCAACACAAATATTCATAATCTTATTCCGGCTGGCTTTCTAATGCTTCTTTGATTGCAAATTCAATTCTTTCTTTAATTAATCCTTTAAATATGAAGAATGTTTCATCCTTATTGCTGATAGGATTTTTTAACAATCTAGGTTCATACACCTGTTCACGTAGTGGATTATTATAAGGATCAACAATCAATCTTGGAGCTTGTTCGTACCACTGACCATGTAAGCAACCGCCTACACATAGCCATTTTCCAACTTTATTAACCATAAATGCCTCCGCTTCGAAGGCTCTTTATAACATAAAAAGCAAAAAGCCCACCTTTTGGCGAGCTCTTTTTTTAAAGGTTATCTTGGTTTCTTAATTAATTTTTCTGGCATAGAGTCTCCAACAGTCTTGATTGGTGGAGTTGGAGCTGGTGGCGGTACCGGCTTAGATGCACTTATACCCATATTATTTATGCTCCAGTTTACTTTTATCACTTCTTTCTTCAATAACTATTGGGGGTCTATCAACTTCTGGAGGAACAGGTTTATTAAATCGAATCTTTTCCATATAACTTAAATGATCAAAATATCAACTATAATCAATAGTACAGTTAACACAAACATTAATCCACAGAATTTTATCTCTTTAAAAGCCTTATTCAAATAATTAACTTTTATAGAATTTCTATCTTCATATGTTTTAATCACCCCAGCCATATCGATGGAAAGATAGTAGTAGATAGTTGCTAGCTCATTCTGTGTAAAGTAATTGACCATATCCTTATTATTTTCTAGTTTACCCACCTTACTAACTTCTAGAACATGAAATAAATTTCTAGCTATACTGGATAATGACAAGAAAACTAAAACCATCAAAACGACAATTAAGTAAAATATAAAAGATTTATTTTCAACATCAAACAAATACTGTTTTGAAAATATACTCATAGCCGCAATAATTATTGATGTAAATGTTAGATATTTAGCAGCTTTATCCTCATGTTTTGCATGTAATGCCTTTACACTTTCAAGCCCTTTTAATTGAAACTCATAAAGTGTTTTATAAACTTCTTTATCAAATTGATCATCGTCAGCCATAGACACCCCAGAATGACAAAAACCCCGCATTTGCGAGGCTTTTAGATGGCGTTAAATTCAAAAATCGCCAAGTTATCACAAATATGCCATACCCCGTGCGCACACTCAAGCGGTTTTTTCAAAAGTTTCAAAACTAAAGTGTGGATTACGGCTTTTGATATACGCCAAGCCACACTTTAAATCCTGTCTGATTTGATTAACTGAAGTATCGTTACTTTGAGCTATTTCGCGTAAAGAATTGCCCATCACATGATGAGACCATATTGCTGAGATCCATTCTTGTAAGATTTCATCTTCGATTAATTTCATATCAATAATGATTTTATGAATTGCACGTGCTTCATTATCGTTTAATTGGCAACATGTCCCCTTACGGCGAGTACATAAGCGATCTTTAAAACTCTCATCACCCATATACATAGCTATTAATTTTTCACGTTGTTTTTGAGTAATGCGTTTTGTTGGCATCGTCTTAACAATTTTGACCATTGTTTCGGTATCGCCGTTAAGCCAAGCTCCAAGCTGGCGGCACCACTCTTCAAAACTATATTTAGACCAATCGACCGATTGTAAAATGTGTTGTACTGGCATATTCATTTTCATCCCACCAATTGCTCAATTTGTTTAATCGCCACGCCTGCTTTCACTTGCTCTGTGCTGAACCGTAAAACTGTAAAACCCATCATTGCTGCGGAGTTGTATTTCTCCATATCCCCTATATAGCCTTTGCCCCTTGTATGACGGCCTCCACTCCAGATCCCGCCTTCCACCTCAATCAAAATCTTTGTACCCGTTATTAAAAAATCTGCTCTCCATTTACGTTCAGGATGGAATTTATATTCCTGTTCAAAACTGATCTTGCATGCTTTTAAATGTGTTGCTAATACCGTCTCGCCTTCACTCGGCTGTCTTGTACCTTGCTTTGCTGAACGGCGCTTTTTATTTTTCTGAATAGGAAATAATTCACGATATTCAGCAAGGCTCATTGATGACATTAAGCACCGCCCTTTAATAAGTGATCTAATTGATTAGCAATGCCGTTATAAACACGTGATTTATCTAGGTCACCCAAAAGCGTTAATGCATGGGCATCGTTTATAAATTTATCTCTTAACTTTGTTAAACCAGCTTTTAACTTGATTAAAGGATCTATCTCATTTCCATTAACTGCTTCGTGGTCTGCTATAGCCTCCTGAACTCTTTTTATATGAACAACAAAATCTTTATTACCTATTAAAAATTTGATCATTTTGAAATCATTGAAATCAGCAATAAATACTTTGCCTTTAGCAACTTCAACTCCACCAATTTGCTCTATTAGTTCCAACGATTGAACCAATTTTTCAAGGTCTAAAATCTTTGGGGTTACAACACCACCTACTTCAGCAGATCCAATAACAAATCGAGCCTTTTCGATTCCATGTTCCTTCATAAACTCAACTGCATTCATACATTCGCCCCATCAATTAGCTGAAGAATATTTCTAGGAATCGGCATACCTTCACGGCGGCACATCTCTGCATATTCATGTGGATTATCGAAAGGATCTGGACCTAATTCTTTTGCAAGTTCAGGCTCTTTTTCTTTTGCCTGAAGTTTTTGTACTGGTGCTGGTTTACGGCCATTAATCTTTAACCGTTCCATCAAAGATTTGAGATGCTTTTGCGCTTCGTCATTGCTTACTGGGGTGTGTTCAGGTTCTTTATGCTCTAGTTGTAGCGGTGGAGTGTAAAACTCTTGCTGACGGCCTTTTAACTGAGCTTTAGCAACCATCACGTTGTAGGTCCCGAAGAAATTATCTTGAGCTGCTCGCATTTGGCCGGCTTCGATCAAATACATAACCTCGTCTAAGGCGTACTTAGTGATTTGGGTAATAACCACGGAACGGTCAGTTGTAAACTTACATGCGCGAGACCAAGCTTCTTCTGGAGACATCCAACTTTCACCAATACACCAGGTGCGAAACTCAGCAAATGACGGCATAAAACGTCCACCTGCTGTAAGTAATCGAGCAAGTGCGTTGTTAAATTGGTTTTGTTGAACGCCAACCAGTGTTTTAAGTGCGATTTGCTCAACCACTGACAGAGGAATTGCGCTTTCGCCTGTTGCTGGAAATTGCTTATTGAACTGAGCAGCGTAAACAGTGCGAAGAGATGCGATTAATTGACGCACTTCGTTCAAGGTAATCTCATGCATGACCTACCTCCTCAATCATTGGAAACTTTTTTGCTGGGGTTACATCCACGATTTGAGATTCGCTCTGTTCTTCAAAAAGATTAGCGAAGTAACCCGACTCTTGTGGTTTTTGACCAGCTGAATTGATTTGCTCTTGTTTCTTGCGGTTAGCAGCAACTTGTTTCTCGTTGTTTTGAACCCAAGAGAACCACTTAACCAACCAGATGCTTGGTGTATTCAATGAACTAGATTCGTTTGCAAAGTACCAGTCACCGAAATTTTGAATCATGGTTCTCAAGTCGATTTCAGGTACAGAAACAAATCTTTGTTGAGCAAGTGAGATGAAATCGTATTGAAACTCGCTGTATTCAGAAATGAATTCACGCATTGAGTAACGCTTGTGATCATCGATCTGATACTGAGCAAATTGGATTGGTGTAAATTGCGAATTTTCTTCACGCGCATTACTACTACTATCTATATATTGGTTATCGGTTAACGGTTTATGGTTAAGGTTTTTTTGGCTTTCACTTTCAGAACCCAAAATTAACCCACTGGGTTTTTGTGGGTTTTCAGAATTAACCGAGTCGCCTTCACTTTGGTTTTCTTTTGGTTTTTCCTTACGTGGACGCCCACCTTTCTTACCATTTTCACGATTTTTATCCCCTACTTTTTGATAAGCGGCGATTTCTGAATCACAACGTTTGTTGTGAAACCCGTCTTCCTCTTCCACAAAAAACTCTTGCAGCACAATTAATACTGCATCCCTTTCTTCTTGGGTATTTGCACGTAACCGACGAAAAACCGACTGGGTTTCTTTGGGTAATGGTTTTTCATTCAAATAATAGAAATCGAGAGCACGGCGATAAAAGCACTCTTCAACTGGGCTAAGGTGCGCTGTAGCAACCATAAAGTCGCTGATATGGTGGAGATATTTATACATCAGTGACTACTCCTAATTTTACAAGACCGCGCATTTCCAACTGACGAATAATTCTTGGAGGAATAAATTCGTTGTTGATTTTGTAGCGAATACGAGACTTTTCTTTCACCTGAATTAGTTTGTGCCCATCCTCCATGAGACGGCGAACTGCTATAGCCTGCCCCCCCCATATGAGTTAATTCCTCAAGTTGATAAAATCTTTCCTGAGCCTCAATTGCGGCATTCATAACTGAAAGTGGCATGGCTGCTAATTCTTTAGCCGAATAGATCTTTACTGGTTGTTCCAGTGGAATTACCACCTCTAGCGGTGTGGTGGAAACGGAAATATCCTGTTTTCTTCTTGCTGCATATCTCACTTTTCACCACCCTTTGGCTTAACATAGCCACCAAACGAATCAACCAAACACGCCTTGGTTAAGCTGGTTACAATCTGCTGTGCTAACCATTGCGTTATGCGAAATTGACGAGCCATAGCCTCTGAAAATTCAACTTTGGTTACCGCCGCATTATTTTCGTCATACCCCTTGTTGCGTAAATTTTGCTTTTTCACCTCAAATAGGTGGCCAAGTACTCGCAATGCAGGCTCATAGAAAGATTGGATTTCACTTTGCTGGCGAGAATCTTTGATTTGGTGTGTAAAGCTGTTCATGACACCTCCGCTAATGCTTGCTCAGCGCTTGTTAGCCGGCGTTTGGCGTTAAGTTCAGCAACTGTTGCTGTGCGGATTTCTTTTGAAGAAACCAGAATCAAATGATTCTCTGATTTGATGGTCCATAAACTAGTCAAAGTTTTATTTTTAACTTCAAACAAATCATTTGATTTGAAAGTACGGCACTCTTTAGTAAGCACTACAACGTCACCTATTAAAAAATCTGGTGAGTTGAGTTCGATTGGTTGTTCTGATAAATTGTTTGTGTTCATTTGATCCACCTCAATTGAATGCCTATAAACCACTCTCTACCTGGATGGGGAGTGGTTTTTTATTTGAATAAAATCCGCATGTATTCAGGTGAAGTGAATGCATGTGCTAAATAGACTCGCGTTGCTTCTGCAATTTCAGGTGAGCAATACACATCACTTTCTTGCACAACCTTCAAACCAATGGCTGTCAACAAAAAGCTAATAAACTCAATCTCAGTCCATCCATTTGATTTCTTTTCTGTTTTCATCCGTGAAAGGATGCTTGCATCGACATTTATCATCTCTGCTACTTGTCTTTGGTTGCTAGCGTTAAGTGCTTGCAATATGAGCGATTCGTTATTGCTAGCGCTTGCAGGCAATTCATTTAATACTTTGCTCATGGTTTAGTTCCTAAGCGGTTAATGATCCAAGGTTTTTGCTTTTTGTCGTCTGGGGACGAAGTTCAATCCAAATATCTTGATAGTTATCAGGGAAAAGCTCTTTTCGCGTTGTTAAACCAAGATCTTCAGCAATAACTGCTAGCCTGATTTTTCTATCAAGGGGGATAGCTTTCCATCCACTAACTGATGACGGAGCAATCCCCAGAAGTCTTGCTACCGCTGTGACACCACCTAGCTTGTCTATAAGTTGTGCGTCATTCATAACGTGCTCCTAATTTTTCTTTAATTATTAGGCATTCCTTATATTAAATCAATAGGAATACCTAATTTTATTTATGTTAGGATTTCCTAACATTGTGAGGATAGTTGTATGAATACTCTTGCTGAACGACTTAGGTATGCCATGGAAGTTTTGCCACCTAAAAAGATTAAAGGTGTTGAGCTTGCTCGTGCAGTAGGAGTTAAACCTCCTTCTGTGAGTGATTGGCTGTCTGGAAAATCCAAAACAATGGAAGGTGAAAATTTATTACGTGCCTCAAAATTTTTGAATGTTAATCCTTCATGGCTTGCATCTGGCACGGGAGAGATTCAATCAAGCACGAGAGATAAATTTAAACAACTGGATATCGAAGAGTTCAAAAAGAAATACAACATTAGTGATAGTGATGAAGCTCTTTTATTTTCAACAATTATCGAAAAACCGTTTATCCCATCATCTAAGCGTTGGGTTCCTGTTAAGGCTTACTCCAAGATGGGCATGGATGGCTATTTCACAGATATGGGTTATGAAGGCAATGCTGGAGATGGGTATGTTCCAACTCACTCAGCAGGACCAAGAGCCTATGGCATTAAAGGCACTGGCGACTCAATGTTTCCAGCAATTCGTAATGGCTGGTATGTTGTATGCGACCCTGATGCAGATCTTGTGCCAAATGAGTTTGTTCAGGTGTGCTTGAAGGATGGAAGATGCACAATTAAAGAATTTGTCGGCATCAATGGTGGGGTTTTAAGTTTGCTTTCTGTGAATGGTGGTGAGCGATTTTTCTTTGAAATGGACGAGGTTCAAAGTATTACCGCTATTACAGATATCGTGCCGCCAAGTCAGCATAGACAAGAACATCCTTATTCGCATTAATCACAGGAAGACTTATGGACAATTCAAAACGACCAATCAACCAGATTATTGCTCGCATCAATGATGCTGCGAAACATGGTGAAGCTTTGGTGCTAACAGCCGAAGAAGTGAAGATCCTCTCAAAGGACATTGGTGATAAAGTCTTTATTCCAGTCCTTACAAATGAACAAGTAGTGCAGTTGGTAAAAAAAGGAAAGCTTGGGCAGAAAATTAACAACACCAAAGATTAATAAGTTGTGAACCCGACACAGTACTTTAGAGCGATTCGGGAGGAGGAAATAATGAGTAAAACAGTAGTAAAAGACAAAACAGTACACTACAAAAAAGTAGATTTTCTAAAAGGCGCCAATCTAGGTCAATTACTAAAAGCACAATTGCTGGATAAGGATTCTTTTTACTATAAAGCCATAAATCGTCAACAATTTGTCTCCGCAACAAAAGATGATTTTATTCTAATTAATCATGCTAGTTCACACCAAAGCATGTTCTTTGGCGAGTTGATTATTGTTGAGTCAGGCAAAGCTCAGGCTGTATTAAAGATAGACAGTGATGATGCTACTGAATTTCCCATTAAAACCTATTTAACAGATGATCTGCCAGATGATGAAGATGGCGTTGACGCTACAGAGGTTGTAAGAAAAGAGTTTATTGATAGTGTTCTTTACTTTGGTGTTATTGATAACCATGTCGCAATCATTCAATCAAGATCACTTACCGCTAGAACCTTGGAGTCATATTTGGGCTGGCTTTTGGGTGAAGCAGCCAAAGCATTGCCAGAGAATAGTGCATTAATATTAAAAGATGCTCCAAATCCCACTGTTAAGCAAAAGCTTGAATCAACTCCAGCTAAAACTATTTCAATCTCATCTGGCATTGGGTCAACAGAACTTCAACCTGTTCATACTGTCGAATCAAGCATACCTGCGAAAATTGACTATAAAATTGAAGATAATGTGGTTGATGTGCTTAAGTCAGCTTTTGGAGTTGATTTAGAAAATTTAAAACTAGAGGATGGGCTTGATGACGCAAACCTAAAGTTAAAATTAACACTTACATACAACCGCAAAACCTCAAAAAGTGGGCAAAAAGTTATTGATACTGTAGCTTCATCCATGCGACATAATGATGATTATGTTATTACTCTTGAGGATGGGACCAAGGTTACGGCTGATAATCTAAAAATGAGCGGCAAGATTTCAGTTGAAACAATCAATAATAAAGTTTATAACGACGGCCTAAAAGTTCAATTGTATAATTGGATGACTACCAATATAAATTTTGGTGACTAATATGGCTAAACGCTACTTACCCTTCTACAATAATGCTAGATTTATCGCACTAGTGTTAGTCGGTCTGTTTGCTATATTTTCAATAATTTTTAAATATTTAGAGTTAAATATTACAATAAATCTGGTTCAATTTTCATTTGTACTGCTTCTCCCTTTAAGTCAAATTTATTTGGCTTATAAAGGTATGCTCGATGCATTAAAGCTTGATGGTTTAAATCAGTCAGAACGAGATAGGTTGACTTCAACTGTGGACATAAGAAGTAAGTCATCTTTATATGTGGCTATGCTTTTTATTATTCTTGTTTTTAGTATGTATATACTTAATTTATTAGGCTTACTTTCAGCTAAGCATCTTTTAGCTCTAATACTTTCTGTTGGACTCACCTCAATTTTTAGCTTCTTCTTAGCTTGGTCTGACTTAAGAGAAATCTCTTTGCTTGAAAAAACATTAAAAGATCGCAAAGAATCAAGAGAGGCAAAAGCAAAAGTATTGAGCAATAAGTAAAAAGCGATCCAATTCATCTAATCTACCCACCACCACGGTGGGTTTTCTTTTTTAAAATATTCAAATTTTCCCTGATATTATGGGATTAAGACTTTGTGCCAACATTGATCTTAAATAACCATTAATATCGGAGAAAATATGAAAACTGAAATCATAGAAGCTCTAGCGTTAGAGCTTACTAAGGCAACCATTGCTGATACTGATCCTTCAACCATCAATATAAAAAGTGCTGATCTTTGGGTTAAAACCTACCAGGAATCACTGAAAGCGGTAGAAGAAGCTTCAAAAGAACTTAAGCCAAAGCCTAAAGCCACATCAAAACCCATTTCAGGAATGAGCTAACCCTGATTTCTCACACTCTACTATACTCAGCTTGCAGTTATTCTTGGTGGCAAAGTCATCAAGAATAGCTTTCAGCGCATACGCGTTCCGAAGCGTGCACTCTATTTTGAAAGCGGCTGTGCAATCACCAAAAAGAATCTTTTCAGCACGATCAACTTTTTCTTCTAGTTGATCAATATTACTTTCCTGAAGCAGTAGTTTCTCAACCATCTGCTTGCGCCATTCAAACATTTCTTCGCCTAGACTCATTTCTATCACCTTTGATAGTTGGGTTTTCTTTTGTCTATTAAAACACAAAAATTAGGTATTTCTAATTTTATTAGGAACACCTATTGACTTAATAATTAGGCTTACCTAATATTTATCTTACAGACAACAAAAAAGCACACCGCCCCTCCCCAGGTCCGATGTGCTTTTGCAAAACTGCGAGATCAATTATGAACGTAAAAGTTAACTCATTCAACTCATTTGCATTTGTCAGCATGGCTGCTCTTGCAATCTCAGGTGGTTCTTTAGTTGCTTGCCAATTGCAACCAGCTTTCCAAACAAAAGACGCACCTACTCTTTTTACACCTAAAACTCAACCAAGTACTTACAGCGTGTTAACCGCAAAAATCACAGGTAAGCATTCTGGAGTTGCTGTAATTAAATTAGATAGCTTCCGTTTAAACGTTAGCTTTGATTTTGAAGCTCATCCAGACAGCTACGGCGTTCCGGGTTCTGAATTCACCACTGTTGATATTACTCAACTCACGGTAAATGAAATCACTGATGTTAATGGTAAGTCATATAACGATTTCACCGAATTTGAAGACATCCGAAACATCAATGGCCTTCTAAAAGGCTTCATCGAACGTAACAAGTTGGTGGAGGCTTAAAGATGACTAATTTCAAAAAACACCCTGACGGCTACAAGTCATTTTTAGGCCGTGACGACCAAGGTCTTTATTCCGTACGTATTAAGTGGGCTATCTATGCTGCAAACGCTAACGGCTCAGTACTTTACGAAATTAAAGATGGCTTTAAAAAACCGCTTAATGTTGAGCAATTTAAAGCTAAGGAACCAAAGGTTTTCGCTTCTCTTATGCAAGAAATCGATTTCCAACGCAGAAAGCAGCTCGCAATAAAACTACGTGAAACAAATATCCCTACTTATGACCGCAAGGCTTACAAGCAAAAACGTGGCTTCACCGGCTCTAGATGAGGATTAGAAAAATGACAACTGAAAACTCAAAAGACAACTTACATATCTGGAATGCAGTTAAGCAAACGCCTACCAATTTTCTTAAAAAAATTGAGTTTGGTTATTTAAAAGGTAAATCAGATATTAACCCTCAATGGCGATTAATGGCTATGACTCAGGCCTTTGGACCTGTTGGTCATGGCTGGACTTATAGACATGTACGTTTATGGTCTGAAACCGCGCCAGATGGAACCATTATGGCTTTTGCTGAAGTAGCAGTTAAAACCAAGATTGATGGTGTTTGGGGTGAGGAATTTTTTGGCAACGGCGGTTCAGCAATTGTTGAAGTTCAAAAAGGCAAATTAGTAGCGATTGATGAAGGCTATAAAAAGGCCGTTACTGATGCTCTTGGTGTAGCGTTTAAAGCTATTGGTGTGGCAGCTGATGTTTACCTCGGTAATTTTGATGGTAGTAAATATCTATACAACTATGACTATGCATATCTAGAGCAAAATGCCTCAACCCCAGCAGGTCAAAATTCAAACCAGAATAACCAGACAACTGCTCAGGGTGGTAACCAGAAGCCACCTCGTACTCAGGACCAACTATATCAAGATGCTTTAAAAGCAATTAAAGATGCTCCAGACACTAACATCTTAAATGCTGCAATTAAGAAGTTTAAAGGTACTACATATGAGGCGGGTATCAATAGAGCATGCCAAGCACGTGCCGATCAGATGGGTTGGGTCCCTAAAAACAATCCTCAGCAAGTTCAACAACAACAGTCGTTACATCACTAAAAGGAGAGCTTTTCATGTCTAATTTATTAACTGCAGCTGAAGCATTTGCAGCTCTTCAAAAAGGTAAAACTGTTCTATGCCGTCCTATTGGAGACGTGTTTGACTTTTCTGACTTAGATCAATTCCCCGCTTCTGTTTTTGGTAAACCGGGTTTTGAATTCTGCATCAAAATCGAAACTATTGAACTGGCTGGGATTACTTTCACAAAGCCATTAACTATTGATGAGTATGAAGAAGGACAGGATGTTTTTGTAATTACTACATATTCGCCTTCAATTTACATCGTGAATTTTAAAACCACCGCATTAATTGAATCTATTAATAGTGGTTTTGTTCAACGTGATGCCGAAAACGCCAAGCTTCAATTAAAAGCATTTTCAAAAGCACTCGGTATTGAAATCAACAATGATTTAAGTGTTATTCGTCTTGGTGAGGAACCTAAAAAACAGAGAGGCAAAAAATCAAAAGCAGAAAAGCCTAGTGACGTTATTTCTGCAGAAACTCAACCAACGATTGTTATTACCAAACAAACAAATGTCACCACATCTGAGGATCTGTTAGTTCCAGAAACTAACGAGCCTAAAGTAGATCCTGAATACCAGAAGGCATTAGATGCTCTTCTTCAGCGTGTAAAAGAATCAAAAACACCTGCAGAAGTAAATGCGGTTTATCGTTATACCCGCACATGGGATGACGAACAAATGAAGCCTATCCTTCTCGCCACTCACAAACGTCTTGAAGAGCTAGAAAAAGAAAAGGCATCTGCTAATGAGCCACCCTCTTTAATGGTTCAAATCCAAACTGCACCAGACCTTACAACGCTAGATGCTTTGGAAATAGACGTGGCTGCACGAGATCCGCAGATTCAACCGAAGCTAATGGGGTATGTGAGAAAACGCCGCTATGAATTAGAGAATCCTACACCTACTCAACAAGAATCTACCCCTGATTATTTATTAGTGGACGGTTTCTAACATGAAAGATCAGTACAAGAAAGTGAGCCAAAAACACATGCTTGGTTTTATGTACTACTTGCAATTGCTGGGCTATGTAATAGTCCGGCAAGGCATGGATCAAGCAATGTTTCTAACCAAGCATTATGCGGTACCAGTCGCTTGGCGCCGCATAACGATCGACTATCACAACCGATTAAACAAACCTGCCCAGCAGCTTTATAGAGAGTTTGTTGAGTGGACTAAAGAAGAATATGCAGAGATGGTGGCTTAAATGACAGGTAATGAACGTATCCCTTTTGAATCACAATTCAAAACTACAGAAATTTTTAAACGTGAAAGTGCTATTCGTAAAAATGACATCCTAGCATTCAGTGAAACAATGAATGGCTATTTCAATATTGTAACTAATGATGCTTGGCAGTTATGGAATAAAGCCAAAGCCGAGACGGTGCCAGATACTCCCACCCCTAGTGTCACTCTAACTTGCGCTGAACTAAAAGAAGCCTTTGATTTTGGTGCGCCAGATGGGGAAAAAGATCAATTCCAGATGGAAACTGAAATGACCATCAAATGGCTCCAAGATGGTTATGACGGTGAAGGATACTACTGTTGGTATGCTGATTTACCTGAGGAAGGTTGCATTAAGTTGGGTGTTAGCGAATCGGGAGCTGAAGGATGAGTGAATCAACTTTATGGGCGGTTGCAATGCGACCTGAAGGTTACAGCCCTTTTAAGCAAACGCCAGCAGCTTCAAAAGAGATAGCTGAGCGAGCTGTTGAGCGTTATAGAAAAATGCATGAAAAGGAAGGCAACAACTTTTTCTTAGAAATTTTTGATGATGTTATCAAAGTTCAGAAATGGCACGGTTCCCGCAAAGATCATATTAAAAATCTATTTTATGTTGAGAGTTGGTTTAGTGAACCTATGTACCAATGCTTTGATTTGAAGACAGCTGAACGTGTTTTTAAATTTGATGAAATAGTAATTTGCTACAAGAAAGGCTCTGCCCCTCTTGTAACCAAAAGCTTTGATGAAGCAAAACTATTTTATGGATCTAGTGAGACGGGTTTTAAATATCAGATCCAGCCAATAGAACCACCTGAAAACCTTTTCAATTGGTTTCATCCAGATATTGAATTGTTTGACACCATTGAAGAAGGAGCTGAAGCCTATACAAGAGAACAGTGGGCACAACTTCAAATGAATCTTAGAGTTGAAATTGAAACTCAACTATTAGATTACGATGAAATACCAAATATACCGGAAGATGCAGTAGTTTGGCCAAACTGGAAGCCAGAACCGCCAGAACAAGGACTCTTTTTAATTGCAGCATTTGATTCAGAAGATGGCCCTGTACTTTGGTGGGCAAATCCTAAAGCGGAAAGTAAGGAGAAATAAATGTCACGTTTAACTAAATTAGATCGTATGACTCATGCAGAAAAAGAGGCTGCTAAGAAGGAATTTTGGGAAGCTGCTGATAATCAAACTTTTCCACCTGAAACAGTAGCTATTGTTATGCACGTATCCTTACCGTGGTTGCAGAAGAAAAGATGTGAAGGTGGCGGCATTCCATTCTCTAAACCTCATAAACGACAAGTAAATTATATGAAGTCTGATGTTTTGGCTTATATTGAACAAAACAAAATGGCACATACAGCATAAGCGGCTAAGTGCCGCTTTTTTAATCACCAAAAATAGACCTTTAATAGACTTAAACTTGAAAAATAGACCGTATTTATCAAAATAGACCATTAATAGACTATTTTTGTATTGCTAAAGATTGTGTAATATTGCATTGTATTGCTTTAATATAAATTATTAAAAATATTGATTTTTTAATATCGCTAGGTATTGCTTAATATTGCAATGTATTGCTAGAATTGAGAAAGACCCGCTGAACTTTAGGGTTCAAGGGTAACGACATGCAGCGGCATCTTCGGAGCATTTATTTTTAAATAGATAATTATAAATTCGAATTTTATTTTTAAATTAAAATACCTAGACAGACCTGTCAGTCTATTTTTTATTCTCTTAACTAATTAGTTGTTCTTAAAAATTAAATACTCATTATTTTTTAATTATTATTCATTTCTACGTAAACATTCCTCATACCATCCTGCTTGAAAATCTTCAATTGCTTGGCGTTTAAAGAAACTTGTCTTAAATACTTTGGCAGCATAAGCTGAGCTAATTAAGTCTTGATAAAGCTGCTTGGCTTTTTCATCTGCTAGCCCATCGGCAATTTGTTGTAAATCTTGTGCTGGTACTTTTTGCTGTCGTGCTTCCATCACGTTATAAGCAACCTTTTTTACGATATTACAAATATCTGGGTCAGCTGTACTTTCATTAGCATAGCAACCCGTGGCAATAAAACTTAATAATAATATTTTAAATTTCATATCCCTATCCTATTATTCATCTTCCGTTCTTAAAAAAGTAAGAGATGAGAAGACCTATTCCTTTCAAAATGTTCATGCGGGATTAATTACATAAAAATAAATGATCATGACCACAAGCAAGATGGAAGCAAGTGTTAAATAGGTGCCGACTGTATTAAAACTCTGTAAAAATTTTAAGATCTGCATTTCAAATCCAGAGAAAAGTTTAAGTAATTAACAGAAGAAATTTAGCACAACTAAATAATGCCAATCAATTCACACTTTTAAATTTTTATCGTGATTTAATTCAAATA